CATGCGTCCTCTGCGGTGGGGATGCCACCGACGCCGACCACCACCCCCAGACCCGCAGGGAACTCGTCGACGCCGGCCTCAACCCCAACGACCCCCGATACGGGCGCGCCCTCTGCCACTCCTGTCACTCGGCACACACCGCCCGATCATCCGGGACCACCCACAACCTGCGGGACTGATCACCACCCCCGCGAATACCTCCCCGGCCCTGCACCACCCCCCACGGGATGGTGACCGTAGGGTCCCCCCACCACCCCACAGAACGATCAGGGTCCCCCCGAGGTCACCACCCCACCGGTCACCACCCCTGACCAGGGGAAAGGATGGCCACCCTGCACCACCCCCGCCGGCACCTCCCGATCACAGAGGAATGGACCGGTCGGCCGCCCAGGTTGGGTACCCCCCGGCGGTACGGAGGGTAGGGGTGGGGGGTATCTCTGGCCCAGACAGTCCCGAACCGCAGCTCCAGCCCTTCTTCTGCCGGACCGAGTTTTGTGAAAAATTGCACAAAGTCGGCCCTGGTCGGTCGGAAAAGGCCCTGACCTGCGGAAATGCGGCCAAAAGTGGCCGAAAGTCCTGGTAAGGGGTCGTTGAGCGCACCGAGAGGACTCCGACATGGGTAAACGTGGCCCGCGGCCTCGGCCGGCGCACATTCAGATCGTCGAGGGGGCTCGGGAGGGCCGGATCAACCGGGATGAGCCGACCCCGGAGGATTCGGAGGTCTCATGTCCGGCCGATGTGGATGACGATGTGCGTGCGATTTGGGATCGGCTGGCTCCCGATCTGGTCGCTAAGAAGGTTTTGACCAGCTGGGATGTGGATTCGTTTCTGATCTTGTGTCAGTCGATCGCTTTGCGTGAAGAGTGCTGGCGCAAGATGCGGGACCTCGGCGACGAGTGGCATGGTGGCCTGATCAAGCAGGGTTCGGCGGGTGGTTTGATCCCGAATCCGCTGTTCCGCATCATCAATGCCTGTAATCAGGACATCGCGAAGTTCGGGTCGCGGTTCGGGCTGACGCCGGGGGATCGGGCTCAGCTGAAGATCGACGCCGACGAGGGTCCGTCTGCGGGCGCTGAACGGCTGCTGTCGTGACCGATCACGCTGACGATGGGGTGCTTGAGGCGCGCGTTCCGGTCCTGAATCCCTGGGCCGGGGCCGCAGTGGTGGCGTTGCACTCGCACACGGCCGAGGAACTCTGTGACGACCGGTGTTCGGTCTATGACCGGACCTCGGATGCCTCGCGGTAGTGCGGCAAACGTGCAGGTCGCATAAATTTCCCGGTTTGTTTTGTGACTGATGATGACTGGAGGTGCTGTTGTGACCGATCCTGTCCCGAACGGCACCCCGCACGGCTTCCTGGAGCGGTTGCCGCTGCTGCTGTCGTCGAAGATCCTGATCGCCTTCGGCCTGTTCCTGTTCTTCTACCTCGTTCTGTTCGCCGGGATCGCAGCGCTGTTGGGGCATCCGGACGCCGTGTCGGTGCAGACGCAGCTGATCCTCGGCAATTACACGAACGTCTCCTCCTCGGTGGGCGCGTCGATCGCCGCGGGGGCGTCGGTGCATGCGGCTCGGTCGCGGCAGAAGACCAGCAAGGCGCTCGCCGAGGTGCACAGGCTGACGTCGGAGCTGCACACGCTCATGCACGAGAAGGGTTCCGCTGAATGAGGCTGGGCAAGAAGCCGGCGCGGTTGGATCGCTACAAGCTGCGGCTCTCCGATTATCTGGTCGAGTCGAAGCTTCCGCCGGTGCCGCCGACCTTCGGCCACTACGGTCTGGTGTCGAATTACGGTGTCCTCGCCAACGATTCGGTTGGAGATTGCGTCATTGCCGGGGCTCTCCATGAAACCCAGATCTGGAATGCGACGCAGGCCCGCACGGTCCCGGTGTCGGATGCGTGTGCGATCGCGAACTATTCGGCGATCACCGGCTACGACCCGACCCAAACCGACTCGAACGGCAACAATCCGACCGATCAGGGGGCGGATGTGGGGGAGGCCGCCCGCTGGCGGATCGCCCACGGCATCACCGACGCCGCCGGCCGGGTCCACAAGATCGCGGCGTTTGTGTTCGTGAACCCGCACAACCTGATCGAGTTGCGGACCGCGGCTTACCTGTTCGGTGCGGTCGGATTGGGGTTCGACCTGCCCGATTCCGCAGAGGAGCAGTTCGCCCACAGCATGGCATGGACTCCGGTGCCGGGAGCGCGTTCTCTCGGCGGCCATTACGTGCCGTTGGTGGGCTGGAACAGCGGCTTCGGTATCGGGATCACATGGGGTGAGCGGCAGGCGATTTCGCCGGGGTTCATCCGCGATTACGCCGATGAGGCGATCGCCTATTTGACGGCCGAGGATCTCAATCGGCATCAGAAGAGTCCCGAAGGCGTCGATTTGGCGGCGCTTCGGGCTGATCTCGTCGCATTGGAGGCACATCAGTGAGCGAGATCGATTGGCGCGGATTCCTAGATCGGAACCAGCCGCATGCATCGGCCCCTGTCCCGTCGTGGGCGTGGGTCGCCATTCAGATGCTCGGGGAACTCCTCGAGGGATTGGAAAAGGTCATGGCCGACCAGGATGTTTTGAACCAGTTCGTTTCCGACTTGGGTACTGCTATCGCTGCGGTGGCCGCGGAGATTCAGGCGCTGAAGAACCAGCCTGCCGCGACTCCGCTGGACTGGACCGCTGCGGATGCCGCGCTGTCCAACCTGCAGGGCCTCGAGCCCCCGGCTCCGGCGCCGAGCCCGGCCCCCGGCGCGTAGTTCAGCGAGCTGCAGGCGGGAGGTCCGACGATGGAACCTCCCGTCTGCGGTCGTGTCCTCGACGGCATCGAATGCCTCGAGGTCGGTGACCACTACTGCATCCCTCGGGCCGATCATGTTGTGCGGTTCTTCTCCGAGCTGCTGCAGCACCCGAAAGGGACGTTCGCCCGCAAACGGTTCGTCCTGAAGTCGTGGCAGGAGAACGACATCATCCGCCCGTTGTTCGGGTCGACGGTGTGGAGTCCAGAGCACCAGGCGTATCGGCGTCGGTATGAGATCGCGTTCATCGAGCTCGGCCGCAAGAACGGCAAGTCCGCTTTGTTGGCCGGGGTCATGCTCTACCTGCTATTCGCTGATGGCGAGCAAGAGGCCGAGCTGTATTCGATTGCGAAGGACCGCAATCAGGCGTCGCTGATTTTCGATACCGCAGCTCAGATGGTGTTGATGAACCCGGTGCTGTCGAAGCGCTGCAAGGTGATCAAGTCCGTCAAGCGGATCATCAAGCAGGACACGAACTCGATATACAGGGTTATCGCCAGCGACGCAGCGTCCGCGCTCGGAAGTAATCCGTCCGGTGTTGCGGCCGACGAGATCTTGGCGTGGCCCAACGGTGAGATGTGGGATGCGATGCGGTCCGGCATGGGTTCGATGGCACGGCTACAACCGTTGATCATCGCCGCCACCACCGCCGGTAATGACACCGAATCCTTCGGCGGCCAAATGCATGCGGAGATGTGCAAGGTCGCTGACGACCCGATGTACATGCCGCACGCGTTCGTGTACATCCGCAACACCCCGCGCGATGCCGATCCGTTCCTGGAAGAGAACTGGTTCCATGCGAACCCGGCTCTGGGGGACTTCCTGAGCGTCGAGACGATGCGCAAGCTCGCCATCGAAGCTCGCAATTCCCCGGCCCGGCTACGGGCGTACCAGCAATTTCAGCTCAACCAGTGGGTCAACAGCTCCGTGAGCTGGATGGCGATGCACGAGTTCGACGAATGCAAAGGCATCGTCTACAAGACCGCGCAGGAAGCCCGGGATGCGTTCAGCGGCCGGGACTGCTGGTTCGGTTTGGACCTGGCGAGCCGACAAGACTTGTGCGCCATGGCTTACTTGTTCCCGTCGGGCGATGAGTGTGATCTGTTGTGGCGGTTCTGGATCCCCGAAGCAGGGTTCGAGAAACTCAACGCCGCCAACGAAGGACGCCTCGGGCCGTGGGTTCGCGACGGTTGGTTGCAGGTCACCGAGGGTGAAGTTTTGGACTTCGAACAGGTGTATGCCGATATCGAAGCGGATTCGCTGCGGTTCCAGATCCTTGGCGGCGACGCCGATAAATGGGCCAGCGACGCGGTGATCCAGGAAGTCGGGCGGCGCACCTACGTGCAGGACATCTACGCCTACGAAAACAAGTTCTCGGCGATGAGCGACGGCATGCACCGCGTGTTCGAGGGTGTGAAGACTCGAAAGCTGCGCTGGCACGGTAATCCTGTGGCGCGCTTCACCTTCGACGCGACCCAAGCGCGAATAGCGCCGTTCGACCCGGACATCATCCGCCCGGATAAGCCGAACCGGCAGAAGGTCAGCAAACGCATCGACGGTGTACCCGCAGCGATCATGGCGACCAATGCGTGGACAGGCCGAGGCAACGCACACATGTCCGTATATGCGACATCCGACGTTCTGGCGCTGTGAGGAGGGGCTGAGTGTTCCGACGAAAGCGCGTGCTGGACAAGGTGGTCCGCCAGAAGTTCGTTATCAGCCTCAAGTCGGGGGCGATGATGTCCGGCCTGTTGGCCGAGCACGACGAGCAGGTACTGGTGTTCGCTCACGTGAAGGTGCGGCAGGCGAACGATTCTTGGGTGGCCGCGCCCGAAGGGCTGACGTATCTGTTCGTCGCGGACGTCGAGTCGTTGCAGAAGGTGTCGGTGACCGATGCTCCTCAATAATGGGCAGAAGATCGAGCTGGCACCGCAGGGGCTCGCGGAGCTGGTCCCGCAGATCGTCACCGGCTACTACTACCCGGACGTCGGTTTCGAGCTCGAACGCAACTTTGCCCTGTACGGGGAGATGTATCGGGCGCAGCCGTGGTTGCGGACGGTGATCGACAAGCGCGCCAACGCTGTTGCGCGGCTCTCGCTCGAGGTGTGGAACGACGCCGGCAATACTCGTCAGCTCGATACCACTTCTGGTTATGCGAAGTTCGCGGCGAAGCCGTGTGCGTTCATGTCGCCGTTCCGGTTCTGGAGCTGGACGCAGTCGACGGTCGACATTTATGGCGAATCCTATTGGGCTCTGGTGAAAGATAAGTCGACGGGCAAGCCGACGAGTGCGATGCCGATGCATCCGTCCCGGGTGGCGATCAAACGTAGCCCGGACACCGGCAAGTACTTGTACATGTTCCAATCCGGATCCGGTCCGGCATCGTCGCTGGTGACGTTCGCCGAGGAGGATGTGGTCGCGTTCCGGTTGTTCAATCCGCTGAAGCTGGAACGTGGTTTGTCTCGGCTGGAGAGCTTGCGCTCCACGATCCTGGCCGAGGATTCCTCCAGGAACGCGATGGCGGCGTCGTGGAAGACCGGCGGTCGTCCCGGCATGGTGTTGTCGTCGGACAAGGCCCTCGGCGACGCCGGCCGGAAGCGGCTGAAGGATTCGTTCGACGCCTCGTACTCGGGGAGCTCGGCGGCGGGGAAGACACTTGTCCTCGAGGACGGTTTGAAGCCGTTCCCGATCCAGATGACCGCAGTTGAGCTGCAGATGATCGAGACACGGCAGCTCAACCGCGAAGAGGTATGTGGCGTGTTCGATATCGCCCCGCCGATCGTGCAAATTTTGGATCACGCGACGTTCAGCAACATTTCGGCTCAGATGCGGGCCTTCTACCGGGACACGATGGCACCGGTGCTGGAGATGCTGGAGGACGACCTTGACGCCCAGGTCGGAAGCTACTTCCAGGGTGCGAAGTCGGCCCGCTTCAGCGTTGATGAGGTGATGCGCGGCGATTGGGAGACCCGGGCCGATGCCGCGGCACGGCTGGCGCTTACGGGTGCGCTTACCCCGAACGAGGAGCGCGAGCTCATGGGTTACTCCCGCTACGAAGGCCCGGACGCGCACAAGGCAGACCTGTTGTACGCCAACGCCGCGATGCAGCCGCTCGGCGAGCCCGCGGAGCGCATCACCCTCACCGGCCCGGTCGGTCACGATCCGGACGGGGTCGCGCTGGACCTCACCCAGCAGGGAGTCCCGGCCACGCATGTGCCGTCACCGAACGGTTCTGGAGGTGCCGACGTGCCGCAATTGAATCACCCTGCCGCGCAAGCGGCCCTGCCCGCGGCTACGGCACCGGCCGCGTTGGAGCCGCCGAAGCATTTGCGGGCGGTGAAGGGCGCGCTCGGCCGCGGCCGGGACTTGAAGGAATTTGCGATGCAGCTGGCCGAGAAGTGTCCCGAGGACCTCGAGGACATCCTCCGCGCGGTCGCGATCGCTATCCAGCAGCGGGATTCCGCTGCGTGACAACACGATTCCAGCCGAGTCGCCCCGTCTATGAGGAGTAGATACTCATGCTCGTAACGAAGGCCACAGCGGCAATCCAGCCGGGCGCCGACGACTCGGCTTCTGACACCGGGAGCTTCGATATCATCTTGTCCGCGCAGACCCGCGACCGTGACGGGGACGTGTTCAAGGCGTCGGAGTGGAAAACGCCTCTGCCGGAGTGGATCCCGATCGACGTCGATCACGCGATGAGCGTGGAGAAGACCGTCGGCAGCGGCAGGCCGTACATCAACGATGACGGCGACTTGCAGGTCACCGGCACCTACGCGTCGACTCCGTTGGCGCAGCAGACCCGGACCCTCGTCAACGAAGGCCACGTCCGGTACGTGTCCGTGGCGGTCATGACCGATAAGAGCTTGAAGGACGGCAGCCCGAACCGGGAGCTGCTCAACGGCGCCTTCGTGAACACACCGTCGAATCGTGAGGCGGTCATCTTGGCGTCGAAGGGCCTCGCTCTCGGGGAAGAGATCGAGGTTAAGGCCGACGACTCGAAGAAGCCCTATGGCGATGTGGCGTATGCGGATCCGGGCTACCAGAAGGACGGTCAGCACAGGTATCCCCTGGACACGGCCGCACATGTGCGCAGCGCTTGGTCGTACGTGAACATGCCGAAGAACTCGAGTCTGTACACGGCCGCGCAGTTGGCGAAGGTCAAGGACAAGATCAAGGCCGCGGCCGAGAAGTTCGGCATCGAGATCTCCGATGACACGAAGGCCACAGAGGCCGACGATGCGACCATGAAGGCGGGTGCCCGAAACTCGGGCGCGGACTCGAAGATGATCCAGGCCATCCACGACGCCTCGAGCCTGCTCGGCGCCGAATGCGCCAGCGAAGCCGCCCCCGATGCCGGTTCCGGCGCGGATGAGGGCGCGAACAAGTCGGCGTGGCGCGCGATGATCGTCGGCAAGGCTCTTGCAGGCAGCGTCGAAGACCTCCGTGACCGGCTCTCGGACGCGGTGCAGGATGTCGCCGGGGATGACTGCTGGATCTGGGTGCGTGCCACGTTCCTCGATGCGGGCGGCAACTCGGGGACTGTCGTCTATGACCTCGGCGAGGAAACCTACAGTCGCACCTTTACTGACGAGGACGGCCTGATCACCCTCGGCGGCACTCTTGAGTGCGTCACGTTCGTCACTTCGGTCGCTCCGGCGCCAGCGCAGGTCGATGATGACCCGTCCGACACTGTCGAAGGCTCGGCTGACGAGCACGACGAAGAGGATGACGACGCCGAAATGCGTGGGCTGGACCGGTCCGCGTTTCTCGCCCAGCTCGACGCGATCACCAAGACTTCCGGCCAGAAGGCCGGATCGCCTGATTCACCCGCCGCACCCGCCGAACCTCCCGCCGACGCCGCACCTTCGGGTCCCGCTGACGCTGCAGGGGATGCCGCTGATATGGCCGCTGAAGAGATGGCGCAGAAAACGGCAGCAGAGATGCTCGCCGGATTGTTCAGCGCTCAGGTCACGCTCTCGACCCTCGAGCACTAACCAACTCACCTTTTCCGCCTAAACGCGCTCACCCGCAACGGGTTTGACGCGCTGTTCGGCGTACCCGAAAGAAGGCGATAATGCCCAATTCAGCGCAGCTTGTCTCGCGCGCCAAGGAAATCGAGGCGGCGGTCAAGTCCATCAGCCAGGACCCGGAACTCACCGGTGCCCAGCGGCAGGAAAAGCTCGACCAGCTCAAGTCTGACTGGGAAGCCCATCAGGCGGAGGTCAAGAGCTCCGAAGCCGCCGGCAACTTCCTGAAGGTGCTCAGCGACGCCGCGACCGAGAAGTCCGCGGATGACGTCGGCCCCGAGTCCTACCGCGTCGAGATCCCCAACATCAAGCAGGCATCGCGTGCCCTCGGCATGGCGATTCTGAAGCATCCTGGCTACCGGCGTGCTCTCGCTGAGCTCGGCGGCCGGGACGGCATGGGGATGAAGAACAAGTTCGACACCGCGTTCGAAGTCAGCTTGAAGGACTCGACCGCCGCGGCGAATGTCATGGGTGAAGGTTTGTTCGGCACCACCGGACCGACCGCCGCCGGCCAGAACCCGTTCCTTCCAGGCGCGTTCGGTCCCGGCATCCAGCCGATGTTCATCCCCGGCGTGGTGGAGCAGCGGTTCTATGAGCTGACCATCGCGGACTTGTTCACCTCGATCCCCACCACCAGCCCGGATGTCACCTACCTGGTGGAGTCGGTCGCGAACTTCAACTCCGCGGCCACTGCGGAAGGCGGGACGTTCCCGTTCTCGTCCGAGGAATTCTCTCGGGTGTACGAGCAGATCGGCAAGATCACCAACGCGGCGCAGGTGACCGACGAAATCGTCCGTGACGCCCCGTTCCTGTTCAACTTCCTGCAGTCCCGTCTCATCGAGGGGATCCAGCGTCAGGAGGAAGTGCAGCTCCTCGCAGGCGGCGGCTACCCCGGCGTGAACGGTCTGCTCGGTCGCAGCTCGGGCTTCACCGCCAGCTCGGGCACTGGTTCCACCTCGGCTACCGGCACGAACGTCGTGTTCCCGACCTCCGGTACTCCCGGTGCGGGCGCGGCGGGCGCGACCATCGGCACCCTGCACTACGGTCGCGTCGTCGCGGGCACCGGCACCACCGGCACCCCGGCCACTGCGGTGCAGATCGCGGAGGGCGTGTTCAGTGCGATCGTCGATATTCAGACCGCGCTGTTCTACAACCCCAACGCGATCATCATGAACCCGCAGGACTACCACACGGTCCGGATCGGTAAGGACCTCAACGGCCAGTACTACGGCGGGTCGATGTGGGGCGCGGACTACGGCTACACCCAGAACGTCGGCACCGGCTACCTCGGCGATCCCGGCAACAAGCTGTGGGGTGTGCGGGTCGTGCAGACCCCCGCAATGCCGGTGGGTTCGATCCTGGTCGGCTACTTCGGTCCGGAGGTGGCGAACACCCTTCGCCGCGAGGGCATCTCGATGCAGATGTCCAACCAGGCCGGCAGCAACTTCGTCGACGGCGAGGTCACTCTCCGCGCTGAGGAGCGTTTGGGTCTGGCCGTGTACCGGCCGAAGGCTTTCGAGCTGATCCAGGTCACTGCTGCTGCGTAATTCCCGGTTGCGTGCGCGCCTCTCCGGGGGCGCGCACGCCCCGAACGAAAGGGGCTCGTGATGGCTGTCAGCAGGATCGACGCCTACCACCAGGCTCTCATCGATGAACAGAAGAATCGGCCGGCGGCACGGTTGTTCGTGCCCGGCAGCAAAGCCGAGCCCGCCGAAAAGGTGGAGGAGGAGGCTGCCGAGGACGAGGTGGTCGCGAAAGTTGTTCGCAGCCCGCGTCGTAAGGCTCCCGCGACGTCCGAGGCCGAGACGAAGTGACCGGTCCGCTCGTCGACGCCGGGACCGCGCTCGACCCGTACGAGTTCGCGTCCGCAGTGGTGCGTGACTACTGCAAGCAGGAGTTCACGTTCCAGGCTGGCGATGTCGTGCTGATCGATCCGCGACCCAACCGCACGGCGCAGCTGCCGGAGATGCCGGTGACCGCCGTGACGCTGGTTGAGGCGTACATGCCCGACGGCAACGGGGTGTGGGGTTGGCAAACCCTGTCCCACCCCGGCCAATACGGGTGGAGCACGCGCGGATTGGTGTGGGATGCCACGCAGGTACGACCGCCGATCGACCCGGGCCTGTCGCCGGCGTGGCCGATGTACACGTGGCCGTGGCTGCCGGAAACCTTGCGCGTCACCTACTCCCACGGGTTCGCCACCATCCCCGCAGATGTTCAGGCGATCACGCTGCGGCTGGCGGCGACCTACGCCGCGAATCCGACGTTCGTGCAATCGAAGAAGGTCGGTGAGGTCGCGACGGTGTTCGGTGTCGGCGGTATCGCGATGCTGCGCCCGGAGGAACGCAAGATCCTCGACCGGTACGCGGTGCAGGAAGTCTGATGTCCTACCCGCTGCCGTCGGGACTCGGGAACGACACCGTCACAGTGTTGAAACGCGCCTATGGGACGACCCCCAACCGGCTCGGCGAGTTCCCGCTGATTTCGACGCCCACCGTCGTGACCGGCTGCTCGGTCCAACCGAACAGTGTCGATGAGGTCATCAGCGACAAGGACTTCACGCTCGCGATGTGGCTGGTATTCGCGCCGGTGACCCCGATCTTCACGGCGCTGACCGCGCTCGACGCGATCGAGATCGTCATCGACACGGTCCCAACCGTTTTCGAGGACTTCGGCGACCCCGTCCTGTGGACCGACCTCGCCGGAAACCCTGATCACTACCGCATCAAGCTTCGGAAAGCGAGGGGCTGACATGGGCGCCACCGCACACATCGACATGGCCATGATCGAGAAGTACATCGCCACCGATTCGAAGATCTGGTTCCAGCTCATGGCGGCAGGTGAGAAGGCTGTCGAGTACTGGAAGTCCGAAGCCCCCACCGGCGAGGTCACCCACACCTTCAAGGGCCGCACCATTCGCCCCGGTGACTACAAGGCGTCGATCCGCGCGACCATGCTGCACACCAAGGACGGCCGCCGGTTCATTCGCGTGCGGCCGTACATCTTCACTGCCGGTTTCGTCGAGTACAACACGCGCGGAAAGTTCGGCAACGGTCATGCCCCGTGCGCCAAGACTCGCTCCTACATGCTCGGTCAGGCGGGGTTCTCCTCAGCGTCCGAGCCGGTGCGGTCCGCCTGATGTTCATTGACACAGAGGAGCTGGTGGTCGCGTACCTCCAGCCACTCAATCCTGGGGCTGTGGCGGTGGAGATGCCGCCGAACCCCCCTCTGCCGTTCGTCCTCATTTCGCGGGTCGCGGGTGCGGATGACCGAATAACCGACCGCGGCATGGTCCAGGTCGAGGTTTATCACTCCAGCCGAGATGGTGCGAATGCTGTTGCGCGCCAAATGCATTACCGGATCCAGCAGTGGACCGCGAAAGTCGGTGTGACGCTCCCGTCCACTGGTCTTCCCGTCTTCATCGACCGGATCGAAACCGTCCAGGGCCCCCACTGGGAGCCGTACGAGGACGAAAACCTCAGGCGCTACATCGCGCGCTACGAGGTCATTTCGCGCATCACCTCATCCACTCTCTAAAGGAGCTAGCGCCGTGGCCTACGCAACTTGGGATCAAGTCACCGCGACGGACTCGTCGCGGATCCTGAAGGGTCAGTTCGGTCTCGTTCTCTTCCGTGATTACGGCGGAGTAGCGACCGAAACTGCCACCTACAACCCGTTCGACCCGACCAGCGGACACCTGTCGACGACCTTGCTCACCACCGACGGGTGGGTGGAGGCCGGGTTCCTCGACGAGAACGGCGTCCAGCATTCGCCGAAGCAGACCACCGTGGACGTGCAGGGCTGGCAGTCGCGTCAGATCCTGCGTTCGGACCTCACCCTCGACACCGAGGACTTCATGGTCACCCTCATCGAGGCGACCCAGCTCTCGGACGCCCTCTACTTCCAGACTCCTCTCTCGGCGATGCAGAACATGGGCGAGGAGGGCTACCAGGTCACCAAGCTCGTGACCCCGGTCCTGCTGCCGCGCCAGGCGCTGATCATCGGCGTCGACAACTCCTCGGGCAACAGCGAGTACTTCGCTCAGCTGTACCCGCTGGTCCGGATGGTCAAGGCCGACAAGTACGACTGGAACAACAAGAACCCGATCAACACGGCTTTGAACTTCACCGCCTACGTCGACCCGCATTCCGGGTACTCGATGCGCCGCTTCCGTGAGGGGCCGGCCTGGCGTGCTGCGGGCGGCGTGACCGGCGTCCCGGGCACCCCCGTGGCGGCTGCGGTGACCGGCTCGAAGGCGACCCTGACGTTCACGCCCCCGACCTCGCTGAACACCCCCTTCACGTACACCGTGAAGCAGACCACCGGTTCGACCACCACCACGGTGGCGACCTCCAACGTCATCGTGACGTCTTCCTCGCCGACGTCGGTGGTGTTGACCGTGTCCGGCCTGACCACGTCGAGCGCGTACACGTTCACGGTGGCCGCGACCGGCGACAACGGTTCGACCTCCGCGTACTCGGCGGCGTCGAACTCGATCACCGCGATCGCCTAACAGACCCCGTCGCAGCGCTTCTTCGGCTGGACGCTGCGACGGGCCTTCTCACAGCCGAACACCGCAGGCTCGGGCCGTCACCAAGGGAAGGGTGGCGGCCCGACTCTGTGACAGCCGAAGGGACTACACATGGCACCAAACCGCAAGATCCGACGCGAATTCAAGCTCGACGAATTCCGCGACCAGGCAGCCGACGCGTTGGGCATGATCCCGGGCATCGAAATCACGCTCAACGACGACACCGTCATCGCCATCCCGCATCCGATGTTCCTGTCCGACGACACGCAGATCGCTGTCGACCTGGTTCAGAATCGCGACGACGAGGACCGCGACGAGCACGGCAACCCCAGCGGAAAGATCGACGGGGAGAAAGCGGTCCCCTTCACGATCCGTTTGGCGAAGGCGATCCTCGGCGACGAGGCGCATGAGCGGTTCATCGCCGCGGGCGGCTCGGCCAACGATGTCGCGTTGGCGTGGCAATACATGACCAAGGAAATGCAGCAGGACCAGGGCCCAAAACTCCCGAGGTAGTCGACCTGCTGCGAATCTTCCCCACCGAGATCGAATCCGACCTCTCGCTCTACCACGATTTCGATATAGCCGACTGGTGGCGTGGCAAGAAATCGTCGCGGTGGGTGTGGGTGCGCGTCATGGGCCTACCCGATGATTCCGAGACGAAAAAGGCTATGCGGGAAGGTGATTGGACCGAGCAGCAGTACCTGCTCGCCCGCCTGATCAACGAGCTCGCCTACTTCCGCGCCGATCATGCCGCGGTGCACGCCAATCACAAGATGCGCATCGACCCGATCGAGTCGCCCGCGCAGCGTTCCCAGCGTGCTCAGGAAACCAAGGAGCGCCACCAGATTCACAGCATGCTGCGCGCTCAACTGCGCGGCGAGTACAAGCCCCAAGCGCGTGACGTGGCGTTCGTCCACGAGGACCGCGCCCCCGAACTGACCCAGAACGGAGGTCCTGCCGATGGCTGAAGGCGCTGGTGGCGGCATCTTCATGGACATCATGCCCCGGCTGGAGCAGTCCTCCCTGGGTACGGTGATCAATGATCTGACCTCGAAGATGTCGCAGCTCGGCAAGTCCTCGGGCGACGCCTTCGGCACGAACGTCACTTCGGCTTCGGCGAAGATGACTGCTTCTCTCGAACGCGATATGCAGTCGGCTCAGCGGTCGGTCGAGAAGTCGATGGAAGGCATGATCACCGCCCAGAACCGGCAGGTTGTGGCATCGGGCAAAGTCGAAGCGGCGCAGGCCAGGCTGACCGAGACCCTCGGCAAGTACGAGGCAGGGTCGAGCAAGGCGATCAAGGCGCAAAACGATCTGACCGCCGCGCAGCAGGGTGCCGAATCGGCGGCACGTTCGATGCAGCGCGCTCTCAACGATCAGGCCGCCGCCACCACGGCACTCGGTGATGCGCAGGTCGCGCAGCAACGCCATTTGGACGAAGCGGCAGCATCGTCCACCGGGGTGATGAAGGCCTTCAACGCGGCGGGCGCGGCGATCACGGTCGGGTTTGTCGCGGCTATCGGTGTTTCGATCGACAAGGCCGCAGAGTTCCAGACCACACAAACCAGGCTGGTCACTTCTGCGGGCCAGGCAGCCGCAGGACTCAAGCAGGTTTCTGACGGCATCCTGCAAATGGCCGGGCAGGTAGGCGTTTCCGCACAGGATCTATCTACCGCCATGTACACGGTCTCCTCAGGCATGGTTCGCAGTGGCGACGCTGCGAAGGATGCCGCGGCGTCGCTCGACATCCTGAAGGCGGCGTCCCAGGGCGCGAAAATGGAAGGCGCCGACGTCAAGACGGTGGCGGATGCCGTCACCACAGCGCTGCGCGACTATCACAAGCCTGCCAGCGACGCCGCGACTGTGACGTCTCAGTTGGTTACCGCAGTGGGGCTCGGCAAGACCACGATGGAGCAGTTCTCCGGTTCGCTAAGCGCCCTGACGCCGTTCGCTTCGGCGGCGGGAGTTTCTCTCGCGGATGCGACTGGTTCCCTGGCGGAATTGACCGCGCACGGAATTCCCGCGCAACAGGGTGCCGAAAACCTCGCGCACGCGATGGAAAACCTGATCAGCAGCACGAGTCCGGTGCGGGAGGAGTTGGCCCAACTTCATTTGACCACCGAAGACGTGCAGGCTTCAATGAAGGCGGCCGATCAGGGTGGCCGAGGCTATGCGGGCACGATTCAATGGCTGTCGCAAACAGTGTTGGACCAAATGGGTCCCAGTGGGAAGCTGCTGCTGAACTCCTTCAATTCTTCGAAGGATGCTGCGGCGAATCTTCAAATCGTGCTGGGCAAGTTGCCGCCGGACTTGAAGAATCTCGCAGAACAGCTCAATAGCGGCGCCATTTCGTCTACCGAATTCAGGAAGGAGTCGGGTGCCCTCGGCGGCAACATGAAAGATCTTGCTGCCGGGTTCCTCGCCACCTGGGACAAAGCGAACGGGTTCACCAATGCGATAAAAAACGGGTCGCCGCAGGCTCAGGACTATATGCAGGCGATGATCAAGCTGACCGGCACCCAGGATGCGCTGAAGACATCCCTGATGCTGACCGGCGAAAACGTCAACGAAACAAACGACGGCATCAAAAAGATCGCAGACGCATCCGCGGACGCCAACGGAAATGTCGCGGGCTGGAACGAGATCCAGGGCACCTTCAACCAACGGATGGGCGAGTTCAAGGCGTCTCTCGGTGCCACCGCGATTACGCTCGGCACCGACTTTCTTCCCGCCGCAACCAAGGTTGTCGGGGCTCTCGCAGACTTCGGTGGCTGGTTGTCACGCAACAAGGGATTCGCCGACGCGCTGGTCTACTCCCTTGGGGCGATCAGCGCCGCATGGCTTGCTTGGAAGGTAGCCAGCGCCACATTCGCGGTGGTCAAGGCGGGCATCGACGGTGTCGGGTTCGCGCTGAACGCGATCAAGGCAACGCCTGCTGCAGTAGGCAAAGCGTTCACGGCGATCAGCGACGGCGCATCCACCGCCTATCGGATGGTCGGCGACGCGTGGGCGTTCGTGCAACTGCGGGCTGAGGCGGCCAAGAATTTCATCGCGACTACGGCGTCGGCCATCGCGGAGGGCGCGAAGACCGCGGCGGCGTGGGTGGCGAGCGCGGTGTCGTCTGCTGCGGGCTGGCTTGCGGCGCAGGCCAAAGCGGCGGTGGCGTTCGTTGCGACGACGGCCAGCGCGGTAGCGCAAGGCGCGGCCACAGCTGCCGCGTGGGTAGCGTCGCAGGCTTCGGCAGCCGCCGGCTGGGTCGCTGTGCAAGTAAAGGCGCTCGCGGCGTTCGTGGCGACTTCGGCGGGCGCGGTGGTCAATGCTGCGGTGGCGGCTGCTGCGTGGGTGGCGCAGAACGCTCGGGTTGTGGCGTCCTTCGTACTGGTCGAGGGCGCGGCTATCGCGGCGGGTATCGCACAGAAGGGCATGGCTGCCGCGACATGGCTGCTGAACGCGGCCATGGATGCCAACCCGATCGGGTTGATCATCATCGCGATCGTCGCCCTGGTTGCGGGCATCATCTACTGCTGGACGCATTTCAAGACGTTCCGTGACGTGGTGGAAGCCGTGTGGGCGTCCGTGAAACAGGAGTTCGATATCGCCTGGGCGGTCATCAAGAAGGTCTTCGCCGACGTGATGGCCATCGTCAAGGATGTCTGGGACTTCATCCAGAACTACTTCGGGTTCATCAGCGACCTGATCCACGGAAACTTCTCCGGGGCATGGCAGCACATCAAGAACATGGTCGGCGACGTCGTGGATGCGGTAAAGCACTACATCGACATCTTCGCGTCCACCTTCAAGGGCCTCTACGACGTCACGATCAAGCCGATCGCCGACGCCGTCGGCTCCGCTCTTTCCGGAATGAAATCCGGATTCAAGGACATGGTCGACTGGCTGGAAACCCAGTGGAACCGGATTGTCGGAATCGTCGGGCCACCGATCAAGTTCATCGTGGACGGCGTATACAACAACGCCATTGTTCCGCTGTGGAATGGTATTGCGAGCATCTTCGGTCTCGGCAAACTCGACAAGGTCGACGCCAGCTTCAAGGGCGGCGGGGGCGGTGACGCTGGCGCTAGCGGGGCCGCGCCTAGTGGTGCAGGCGCGGAGGCCACGGGCGCATTCGCGGGCGGCGGCGTCTGGTCCGGTCCCGGCGTACTGCCCGGCTACTCGCCCGGCAAAGACTCGGTCAACGCGCGTCTCAGCCCCGGCGAGGGCGTGGCTGTGCCGGAGTTGGTGCAGGCGATCGGCCCGTCGAACTTCATGGCCCTCAACCATGCGTACTCCGGTGGCCGCAAGCCGGGCGCCGGCCCAGGATTCGACGCGGGCGGTGTCTTCGGGTCGATCGGCAACGCGATCGTCAACGTCGACAAGTCCATCATCGGTGGCGCGGTCGACACCGCCAAGTTCATCGCGAAGCTGATGCAGGACCCGGAAGGCGCTGTCCGGGGCCTCTTCTCGAACGCCAAGGACAAGCTCGGCAGCCTGCCGGGGCAGACATCGCAGTGGCTCGCGGCGGCTGAGGCGATCCCGGTGAAGTTCATCGATTCGGTGGTGCAAAAGGCCATCGATTGGGCGAAGCACTCGCTCGGGCTCGGCGGCGGCAACGAAGCCTGGGTGAGCGGCGCGGGCGCGGAACAGTGGGCGCCGACCATCGTGCAAGCGCTCGCCGCCGAAGGGTTCCCGACCAGCGCGGACTACGTCTCGGCCACCGAGGGCCAGATCATGACGGAGTCGGGTGGCAACCCGAACATTGTGCAAGGCATCCAGGACGTCAACAGCGGCGGGAACGAAGCCCGCGGCCTGGTGCAGGTCACTCCCGGCACGGCCGCCAGCCTCGGACTGGCGGAGCTGGGTGGCAACATTTACGACCCGTTGACCAATTTGCGACTTGGTTTGCGCTGGCTGAAAACCAAGTACGGCGGCGATCTGTTGTCGGTGTGGGGGCACGGGCATGGCTACGAGGGCGGTGGCATCGTCGGCTACGCCGGTGGTGGCGTGGCCGCGGACCGGACCGCGATCGACCGCGCCCTGTCCTGGGCGCGCAGCGAAGAAGGCGGCGCCTACAACAAAGACGGCTGGCTCGACTGCTCCGGTATGGCATCCGGCGTCTTCAACTCCCTCGAAGACAAAACCCCCGCACGCGCCTTCACCACCATGAGCGACTTCTCGGCACTCGGGTTCAAATCGGGCACCGGCGGCATCTTCGAAATCGGCGTGAACCCGAAACCGGGGCAAGAAGGCCATATGGCGGCCACGCTGGACGGACACAATATCGAGTCCGGTGGCAGCCACGACAATATCGCCGTCGATGGTGCCGCGGCCGGTGCGATGGACAGCCAGTTCAGCGACCACTGGTATCTGCCCGGCTCGCTGTTCTCCCCGCAGTACACCGGCGCTGGTGCTACGCCGGGTGCGACGTCGAAGACGGCCGACAAGCTGTCGGCCGACGCGCAGAAGTGGTCGACGAAAGCCGAGAAGGCGAAGACCAACGAGCAGAAGGCCAACGACGCCGCCACCAAGCATGACCAGTCCGCCACCTCCTACGAGCAGAAGGCGACCGACGCTGATGCGCTGGCCGCCAAGACGTCCGGCACCGCCAAGGCCAAGCACGAGCAGGCCGCCGCGCATTATCGAGAGCTGGCGCAGAAGTCGAAGGATGCGGCGCAGAAGTCCCGCGACAGTGCCGCCAAATATCAGCAGGCCGCCCAGGACGATCAGGCCAAAGCCGACGCTGCCCAATCCGACTACAACAGCAACAAGTCCAACACCGGCGGCACCAACACCGACGGCGGCACGAAAGCCACGACAACGACGACCGGCGACAACGGCGTGGTCAAGCCGATGTCGTTGCACGACTTCGGGTCACGGCTGGGCGGTATCGCCGCGGACGCGTTCACCGAAACCCTCGGGATCAGCAACACGGTGTTCGCCGACCCCAACAAGAGTGCGTTCGTGAAGATCGGGTCCGCGCTGCTGAACGCGAAGTGGGGCCAGACCGACCAGAACAACACCAACGGCAACAACACCGGTGGTGGCACCACAACCACCGTCGGCGGCGACACAGTCCAGCCCGCCACGGACACCGGGGGAGGTGACACCAGCGATGACAGCGACTACACCGACAGCTATCCCTCTGATGGCATCGACACCCCAGATGCGGGTGACGGCACCACTCCCGAGGCCTCCGTGTATGACGACGGCGGATGGTTGCAGCCCGGCAAGCTCGCCATCAACCTCGGCAAGAAACCTGAACCGGTGCTGTCACCGCGTGACAGCGAAGCCTTCGCAGCACTGGCCAAGGGCGCGGGCGCAGGCTCCCCGAAGGCGTATGTGGTGATCGAAAACCAGCACGTCAACGGCGGCGACGGCCGCCAAGTCGGCCGCGACATCTACCGCGAGATGCTCGCCTACCAGGGGGCCGGCAGCCGATGACCTCGATTCCGTACACGCCGACGAGCCCGCCGCGGCTGCTGGAAACCATGCGGCTACTCACCGCCGACGAATCGATCGTGACGTGGATCGGGCCCGACCGGTCACGCCATCCCATCTCGGGAGGGCTTGCTCCGCATCCCGGTGTCGATGAGGGTGTCATCGTCAGGGACGTCAAGGGGTTGATGGCGCCGTTCAAGCACCTCGACCAGCAGAGCGCCCGACAGGACGGTGTCGACTGGAAAGATACGGTGTGGGAGCCCGCTGAAATCGACTTCACCGTGACGGTTTTCGGTCAGTCGCCCAACGGGTTCCGGCGCGCACAAAAGGCGTGGTTCGATTCGTGGGATCCGAAGCTGCAGGGCCGCATGGTGTGGTTCTCGCGGCTGTCGGGGGAGCGGTGGACGGATCTGCGCCTGCTGAAGGAGCCGTCCGACCAGCTCAAGAACACACCTGCCATGATCGGCAGCCAGGACTACACGTGGTCGGCGCGCGCGGATCACCCGTTCTGGACGGGCGCGGATTCCACGTCGAAGCTGGTGGCCTCGAACTCGACCACCCTCGGTCTCGTCGGCGGCGGCGCGAACAACTTCCTGCCGCTGTGGAACAGGGGCGATCAGGACTCGTGGCCGCGATTCCTCGTGGTCGGGCCGGGCACTTTCACCATCGGTGACGGAACCACCACAGCGAAGGTGATTTTCGGGCCGCTCACCGCCGGGCAGCAGGTACTCATCACCACGCTGCCGCGGATCCGCAGCATCATCGAGCTCACCACCAGCACGAATCTGTTCCCGCTGCTGCACGGCCGATTCGGCAACCCGATCCCCGCGACGGTGGATTCGCGGATCCCGGTGTCGCAGCGCACCATCCACATCCCCGTGACGGTCACCGGCGCCACGACCGGCGTCACCTCGATCACCGGTTCCTGCACCCCGTACTGGAAGTGGCCCGAGTAGATGGCCTTCGATGTGAACAGCCTGGATCCGCGAGTCGCGTTCCAGGCCGCTGACGCATTGGTCGCGCAGGACAAGGCGATCGACCAAATCACGCATCCGCAATTCGCGGTCCGCATGTACGACCGGGACTACAACCCGCTCGGCGACATCACCGACTACATCTCCTGTACGGCCACATGGAAGCGCAACGCGGCCGGCACGGCGACGATCGTTCTCAAAGGCGATGACCCGCTGGTCGAATCGGCGATGCTATGCGCGGAAACGGTCGTCGGGATCACCATCACGGTGAACGAGTTGCGGTGGTCCGGGCGAGTGGACACCTGCTCCGACGACCTGACTGATGGCGTGAATACCGTTACGCTGCAGTGCATTTCGGACTGGAATTGGTTTAACAAGATATTGTGCTGGCCGTCGCCGCTCCTCCCCCTGGAGGTCCAGTGGCCAAAACGCTTCATCCTGGTCGGACCAGCGATTTCCGTGATCGAGGGCTTGATCACGATCAACGCGATCCGGCTGCAGCTCGGCCTCTGGGAGATCATCAACAACATCTTGGATCCCGCCGCGTGGTTCGCGACGGAGCTGACGAAAACCGGCCTGCTGACACCGATCGCGGTGGTCCCCTCGGACCTCCTCACGGACACATCCAAGTGGGTCGCGATCTCCGCCCGCATGGACACCGTCGCCACCATCTCCACCCAGATCTGCAAAGACAACGGCCTGCAGCTGTCCGCGGACCTGTGGCTTCCGGGCGAACCCCAACCCACCACCGCCTATACCCTGACTGCGCCGACAATCGTTGTGCGCGTACAGGACAAGAGCGGCGTCACCGGCCCGACCGGAACGATTTTGGATGGCTTGATCGAGGACGTCGTCGACATCGTGGACGGCGCGTTCGGTGAGGTCGTCAACCCGCTCAACGGCTCGTCCGTGCTGCCGCCGGGCGTGGAGATCTCGCCTGCGTTCGGCGTGAACTGGACGCCGCCCTGGCCCGTCTACTACACCGACAACCCGCGCTCCGGCGTCAAGGAATGCCACGTCGTCGGCCATCACCCTTTGGCTCATACGGTCGTCGGTGGCGGCAAGTCGCCCGACTGGGTCAACAAGCTCATCGACCTGTTGTTGGAGCTGGTGCTCTCGGAGATCCTCTCCGCCCTCGGCGCTTCCGGCATCTCCTCGACGCTGCTCGATGGCGTGTTCGACGACGTGATCCTGGCGTTTCAGGAGTTCGAGAACGCCCCCCGCCGAGCAAGGCTGGGTACGTACGCGTACCCGGAATTCTTTACATCCACAGGTAGTACTGCGTGGACGCTAGAGGAATTTTTCGCCTTGGAGATAGCGATGTGGGACACCCGCGGCTATTACGCCTCCCAGATCGTCACCTACGACGGGGTGCCGTACACGTTCGGCAAGGACTTCGGCATCGGCGACCTGGTCAGCTGGGTACGGCGAGGCCGGATGTACACCGATTACGTCGATGAGGCCACGGTCCTCGACGACCGGGGCAATCGCGTGCAGCTGACCGCGAAGATCGGTGACCTGTCGGCGCAGGAGTCGCCGTGGGCGCGGATTCAACGCCGCATCGCCTCCTTCGAAACGGCGATGCAGGTCGCCTTGCTCAGCTCCAACTGAGACACGTCGTCTCCCAACACGTTTCAAGGGGTGATCCATGCCGACCTATGTGACCAACTCGGATGGCAGTCTGACTTGGACGGGCAGCGTCACGTTCAGTGGCGCGAACGATCCGCTCACCTACGGTGTCGCGACGCTGACGCTCCTGCCGAGCGGTGGCGTCTCCAACCTGCCTGCCCTGGTGCAGGGCGATCCGGGCTTGTCCCCGACCTTGCGCAATGTCAACATGACGCAAGTCGCTTACGGCACAACAGCACCCGCATCGACGTGGACGCTCGTCACACCGGGAACGTCGACCGTCGCACCGGTCTACGACTTGAATTTGTACGTCAACTCCGGCCAAATCGGCGCGACGGGGTCGAGCACGAATATCAGCTCCGCGCCGGACGTCGAGGGCGGTCCGCCTGGATCCGGCACCGACGGGTACACCCTGTACTGGGTCAACGCCGATTCGAAATGGAAGATCTCGCCGGCCAAGCGGACCGCGTACCCGTTCACGGTGCTGAATTCGTCGTTCTCGGCGGCCTACAACGGCAATGCCGGGCAGTACATCGTCGCCTCGGTCGGTGTGCCCGCACAGCCGTACGCCTGGCGGCCGAAGGTGCACGCCGCGATGTACGCGACCGGCACCGTCAACACGCACGTGGATTTGGTTGCGCGCCTGAACAATGCGACGACCGGCGACCAAGTCGGATATGGGCTCGGGTCGACCGGTGTCGGACCGTATCCGATCGTGTTGCAGAGCGCTTTCGGTGCGTCGGTGGCCGGCACCTCCACCTACGGGCAGGTGGCCGCGGGTAGTTCAGCGACGATTTTCCTTGTCGCGCAACAGACCGCCTCCACCACCGACAACTGGCAGACGCTGAATACCAACGCGTATTTCACCGTGGAAGCCGTGCCTTCGTAATGGCGTTGACCGGGCAGTTCGTCAACGCCTTCGGGCAAGGTCTGTTCGACCTGATCGGCGCCAAAATCTGTGACGTCATCACCGGCGCGACGGGTGGATGGATCAATTTGTCCGGGTGGTCGGCGTCGTTGCGGGCCGACGCGACGAACGCGATCAACAACGCCGCCACCGCCCAATTCGCGGCCAACTCCGCGCAGGCCAGCGCGAACACGGCTCAAACCTCGGCGAATGGTGCGCAGTCGACGGCGAACGCCGCCCAGGCCGCGGCGAAGAACTTCGGCAACGCCAGCGTCACAACGTCCGTCATTAACGGCCAAACGGTTGTCAGAGCCACATACGCCTCGAGCTCGACCTGGACGATGCCGACCCCGCCGTCGGGTCAGAGCATCCAGCGCATCGGAGTGGCCTGCATCAACGGCGGCAACGGCGGCACCGGTGCTCCCACTGTTCCCGCAGATGGGTCCGAAGGTGGCCTGGGGGGCGGATATACGTATCGCGAGTACTCCGCTGCGACGGTCTCAGCGCTCGGGTCGCCGGTCACGGTCACCATCGGCGCGGGAGGCAGCGGAGGCAACGCGACCAATTCCGGTGTTGGACAGCCCGGCGGCGTCTCCAGTTTCGGGTCACTGCTCAACGGCAACGCCGGGCCCGGCAATGTCCAAACCGCTCAAGGCGCGATCGGAAGTTCCTGCGCACCGGGCCACGGCGGCAGCGGTGGCAGCGGTGCCTACGGCGGCAGCGGATCCGGTGCCGGATCGGGCATGTCCTCGCCCGGATTTCGGGGAGAGTCCACAGCTCTCGGCACCGGCGGCGCGGGCGGAGCTGCGCACCAGAACGGATCCAACGCCAGCACCACCGGCACGGACCCTCAGATCGTTTCCGGCGGCGCGGGTGGCGGAGGCGGCGGCGGCAGCCAGGCCAACTCCAACAGCATCGGATCGACCAACGTCGGAGGTGGCGGCAACGGGGCGGCCCCGGGCGGTGGCGGCGGCGGATGCGGTGGCGGATACGCAGGGACGGGCACCTACGGAGCGGGTGGCAACGGCGCCAATGGCGCTGTGGCGGTGTGGGTCTACTACGGATAAAGGGAAGCCGATGATCGCGACTCTCGAACATGAGAACCACATCTCGTGGGTCTCGACCGAAACCAACATCTACCGCCTCGACGAGCCCTATCAGGGACACGACCACATCGCCGTATCCCGGCATGAAGTCGAGTACGGACAGTGGCAGAACGCGGGCACCGAGATCATCGGCTGCCTCCAGGACGGCTCCATCGACGGCGACGAAGTGATCGCCGTCTACCAAACCTATGAGCCGCTGACCTTCGCCGAGGCGCTCGCCCGTATCGGCTACTCGCTCGAGGAGAAGTAATGGGATTCATGAGGCTCGGTCTGGACTACGCCGGAGGCTATCCGGGTGCGGCAGCGATCCGCGCCGTGGGCTACAACTTCGTGGTCCGCTATCTGTCCGACGGCGGCCCCGGCCTGCCCGGCAAGCTCCTCACCCCCGAGGAAGCCGACGAGTTGCGTGCCGCCGATATCGACATCGTCTCGAACTGGGAAACCACCGCGGAGCGGATGCTCGACGGCTATGACGCGGGTGTGGCGGACGCCGAGGCCGCGCAAGCGCGAGTGTTGCTGTGCGGCGGCTCGGTCGACCGGCCGATCTACTTCTCCGCCGACTTCGATGCCGCCCCTGAGCAGCAGGCCGCGATCGATGCCTACCTGCGTGGTGCCGGATCGGTGTTGCTGCAAGCGAATGTCGGCATCTACGGCGGCTATTGGCCCGTCTCGCGTGCGCTCGACAACGGGGCCGCGAACTGGGCGTGGCAGACCGATGCTTGGTCCGGCGGCAATATCGATCCGCGGATCAACTTGCACCAGCGCATCGGGATCCAGAACATCAACGGCGTCGAGTGCGACATCAACGAGGCTCTCACACCGGATTTCGGCCAATGGTCGGCACCCACAACACCTCCTGGAGGCGACATGCAACTCACGGACACCTGGGCAGACGCCTACGGGAACCAAATCTGCGTCGGCGACTATCTGAAGTGGATGTCGCTGCATCTCGACGAGACCCTCGACGCGTTGGCCGGTCCCGGATCCCGCAACCTACTGCCCCCGATGAAGTCGACCGGCCATGCCTGTCTCGGCGGCCACGACATCGTGACCGCGCTCGCGATGATCGGCCAAAAGCTAGCCATCCCCGGTTTCGATCCATCGAAGGCGGAGTGATGAACAGACTCATGGAACTACTGGATTCCGAACCGGTCCTCACCCGCGTCGGCCCTGTAGTGGGGGCGATCGTGGTGTATCTGGTCGCCAAGGGCCTCATCGACCAGGACACGGCGAACCTGTTCGTCGGGTTGGCGGTCGCGGTGGTCGGCAGTGGTGCCGCGTTCGGCGCCCGCGCGCTGGTGACGCCCTGGCCACCGAAACCGGAACCGCAGAAACCGGAGTCGGATTCCGATCCTGTCGATGATCGGCATGTGTAGTGCTGCAGAACGTCCTGTCCGCGCTGCCTTGGTCGACGATCACCCCCGTCGGGCTGTCCGTCTCGTTCGCATGGGTGGTCATCAAAGGCCTTCTGATCCCGCGGTCGTGGGTCGACAAGTCCGCAGCGGACCAGGATTCACGCATCGAGTTCCTCGAGAACGCCAACACCGCGCAGAGGGCCACTATCGATAGCCTCGTCCAGCAGAACGCTGAACTGTCGGCATCTGGACGATTGTCGGTCGCGCTCCTGCAATCGCTGCAAGCCCTCAGCACCAATCACGCGGCGGGCAGCATCGAACCAGGGAGCGGCCATGTGGCCTCGCCGTCGATCGACTGACGCTAGCGAATCCGATGACCTGCGACGTGCCCGCAAGGATGCCGAGCGCGCCGAGGCCGAACGGCTACGGGTCGAATCGGGCATGCCCGAAGCTCGAGCGATCGGCGACACCATTCGTAATGCTCTGGACCGCAACCACTTCGGTGAGTCGATCGAGCGTGCTCTAGCCCGGAGAGGACGCCCACTATGAATATTCGTAAACGCACCGCCATCCTCGCGGCGGCCACTGCGGTCAACGCGGGGATCATTGTCACCGCATACCCGAATCTGAATTCCGCCGCCAACGTGTTCCTGCTGGTCCTCACCATCAAGTCCTGGATCTTCGTCTCCTTGTACGCATTTCGCTCCAACTGGACCGCCACAGCACCGGGCCGCGCGGTGATGCGGCTGATGTTCTGCATCGCCGTGTTGTGTACGCAGGGCACCGCGACGTTGTACTTCGGTGCCGACTATTTCGGCCGCGCGTTCGTTCGGGTGGCCCTCATCGGATTCATCACCCTCGCGGTGCTGGATCTACTGCTCACCCTTGTTGCCGTTCAACGCACTGGAGGAGATACCCCGTGAGCATCCCTTCCGGTGTGACCACTGTGCAGGTGTGCGCGCTGCCGTCGACCGATAACGCGGTCGTGTCTGCGACCGTCACGGTCACGCCGTCGCAGGATCTGGTGTGGTCGGCGACCGGGCAGCGACTCGCATCGATGTGCAACGTCTTCCCCGCCATGGGCTGGGTGACATTGCCGGCCGTGGATCAGGCCGGATTCACCACACCCGACACGCATGCCGGGGTGACGGGGTGGACGTATCTGGTCACGGTGTCGTGGGTGGAGGAGAGCGGGGCGAGCCACCAGGAGAGCGGGTCGATCCAGGTCTTCAGCAACACCACGAACGCCTACGTCGTCGGCACCTCCGGCTCACTGACCGCGGCACCGAATTACCCCATCGGCGGCATCGCACTTAGCGGGTGGGTCGATACGTACGCGCACCTTCCGACCGGCCTCGGAGCCTCTGCGGCCGGTAAGGCTTACATGGTGCAAGCCGATCAGCGCATGTATGTGTGGTCGGGCAGCGCCTGGCCAGCGTCAGGGCAGGGATTCGCCGCCTCCGGCCCGGCGGGCTCGACTGGCGCGACAGGGCCCGCAGGACCGGCGAATTCACTGGCGGTCGGGACCGTGCAGACCGGATCACCAATCTCGGTCACGATCACCGGCACCGCACCCACACAAACGATCAACTTCACGTTGCCGGAAGGGCATTGGTGGACGGGATCCGGTGCGCCCGGCACGATCTCGGCCGCAATTTCGGGCGACTTGTATTTGGACACCTCCGGCACCGGCAACGTTTACCAGTTGCAGACGAGCACATGGGTGCTGCAAGGGTCGCTACTCGGGCCGACCGGCGCAACCGGTGCCACCGGCTCGACAGGTGCCACCGGTTCCACGGGTGCGACGGGCCAGCGCGGATCCAAATGGTTCTCGGGATCCGGTGCGCCCGGCACGGTTTCGGGCTCGCTGTCCGGTGACCTGTACATCGACACGGGCGGCACCGGAAACTTCTACAGCTATAACGGAACGTCCTGGTCACTGCTCGGCACCTTGATCGGCCCGACTGGCGCGACGGGTGCGACCGGCGCCACCGGGGCCACTGGAGCGCGCGGAAGTGACTGGTTCACGGGCTCAGGTGCACCGGGCACCGTGACCGGCTCGGCCAATGGCGACTTTTACCTCGACTCGGCGAGTGGCACCTTCTACAAGTACAACGGCACCTCTTGGACGTCTCAGGGATCGCTGCTCGGCCCCACAGGATCGACAGGCGCGACCGGCGCTTCCTCGACGTGGCGCGTCGGATCCGGTGTCCCGTCGTCGGGGCTCGGCACCAACGGCGACATGTACCTGAACACGGCGACCGGAGATATCTACGGCCCCAAAGCGTCCGGGGCGTGGGGCTCGATCGTGGAGAACATCGTCGGCCCCGGCGCGGTCGCGGCGACCACCACCAGCACCGGCCTCATCCAGCTGGCGGGCATCCTCGCGGGCACCGCGACGTCTCCCACCTTCAACGCTGCCGCGTTTGGCACCACGTCCACGACGGCCGCCGCCGGCAACGACTCCCGCATCGTCGGTGCCGCACCCGCAGCAAGCCCCACCCTGACCGGCACCATCACCCTCAACGGCACTCCCGCCGGTACCGGTGTCGCCACTGCCGCGACCGCGAGCACGCTCGCTTTGCGCGACGCCAACGGGAACTTGGCGTCGGCCAACATGCTCGAAGGCTATTCCACGACGGCCACCGCGGCAGGCACGACGACGCTGACGGTGTCGAGCAACGGGCTGCAGTACTTCACCGGAACGACCACCCAAACCGTCACTCTGCCAGTGGCTTCCACCCTGGCGCTGGGGCAGTCGTGGATCCTCGTCAACAACAGCACCGGTGCCGTGACCGTGCAGTCCTCGGGCGCGAACACAGTGGTGACGCTGCCCGGCGGTTCGCAGTCGACCGTGACCTGCATTCTGACGTCCGGCACCACCGCCGCGTCATGGTCGGCGTCCGCACCTTATGCGCCGTTGGCATCCCCGGCATTCACAGGTACCCCAGCCGCGCTGACGCCGACGGCCGGCGACAGCAGCACGAAGCTCGCCACTACCGCGTTCGTCGCCACATCCTTCGCCCCGTTGGCCAGCCCCGCGCTGACGGGCAACCCTACCGCCCCGACACAGACCGCGGGCGACTCCAGCACGAAGCTGGCGACGACTTCGTTCGTAGCGACGTCGTTCGCGCCATTGGCGAGTCCCACGTTGACCGGCACTCCGGCCGCACCCACCGCATCGTCGGGAACCAGTACAACTCAACTCGCGACCACCGCGTTCGTGCAGACTGCAGCGCAGATCACCGGCGGCACCGTCGCCATGCAAGGTTCGAAGACCAGCGCCTACACCGCGGTTGCAGGCGACTTCGTGCCATGCAGCGCTTCGGGTGGCGCGTTCACCGTGACGCTGCCATCCGCACCGAGCGCCGGCACCCGAGTCACGGTGATGAAAACCGACACCTCGACGAACGCGGTCACCGTCTCGCGTGGCGGCACGGATGTCATCAACGTCTCCGGCAACAACACCGTCGCCGTGGCCAACTATCTCGGCGTCGTCACTCTCGAATACAGCTCGGGTATCTGGTACAACCAGGAGTCCAGCGCCCCAGCGCATTTCACCTATGCGGTTCAAAGTGGAACCAGGGCCACCGGCTACGGAGACCTACCGGAGGGCGTCTACGTGCCGCAGGCAATGGAATTGCAGGCAGTGCAGTTCCGGATCGGCACCGGCGATGCCAGCGGGACCAGCGCGGCCGGGATCTACACCAATACCACGAACGCCTCGACTGGCAGCGCCCTCTCGGGTGCTTCGGTCAGCTCGGCCGCTTGGAACACGGCGAACACGAAAACATTGGTCACAGGGCCATGGGCGATCGCTGCTGGGACGTTCTTGCAATGCAACGTCACCGGCGTCGGCACCACACCCGGCAGTCGGCTCTCGGTCGACTTCATTGGTGTGTGGCTCTGATGTTCCTTTTCCGTGCCGCCGCCCTGAACAAGCCGGCGTCTCAACGCATGACCCTGACGTCGACCTACACGTCGTCCACCACTACCGCGACTCAGGTCACGTCGTGGACGGCGGACGGCTCGTACCCGGCGACCAACATTGTTTCGAACGCGCTGGTCGTCGATAAAGCGGGCACGATCAACATCACATCGAACGCGGTGGTGTCGGGAAACTCCCTCGGCGCGACCGTCACGGCGTCTCTGCACAAGAACGCCACTTCGATCAGCTCGGCGTCGACGAGCAGCACCGGCACTCTCAATCTCAACGTCAGCGGGGTGGCCGTTTCCCCTGGGGACACCATCGCCATGTACGTAGGCGAAAGCTTCGGGTCGACCCTGCAGCTGGCCGCCACAACGACGTTCATCACCATCGTGTCCGCATAGCAAATCGACGAACACCTACCACGGAGGCGTTCATGACATCCGATCCGATCATCCCGGCCCCACCGGCTCGGTCGCTGCCGCTCCCGTTCGATGGAGATCTGATCGTCGATTTCTGCAACCGCGACCCCACCAACTTCACCGCATATCTCGACTACCCGAGTGGGGTCTCCGGCGTCTTCGCGATCTACAGCGACCGCAAAACCCCGGGCACTGACCGGATTTCGGTCACGGCCACCCCCAGCGGTGCGCACTGCATCATCAAGGTCGACGCCGCGGCGCTCAATGGGGTGAAGGCCGGAACGTATTGGTCGTTCCGGCTGATCTATCCCGATGCCGATCTGACCGGCGGATACGACAAAGTCGTGGTGAACGGGCTGATCGTTCGGGCCGATGGGTTGGGCTCGTGACCGACGTCGTCATCGAGGTCTTCGTCCCCGACTCAGCGGATATCGAGGCGATCACCGACACCGTCGACCTGACTGCTGATCCGTCCGGCGCGGCCGTCGTCCTGGTCGCCGCCCCCGGACCGCCCGGACCCCGCGGTGTGCCAGGCAATGGCGCGAGCGTCTACAACGAGCCACCCGGCGGTGCCCGCAATGGGATAAATGCGACGTTCACGCTGGCATTCACCCCCGTACCGGGATCGACCGCCGTCTATCGGAATGGACTCCGGGAAATCCCAGGCGTCGGCTACACGCAGAGCGGAACAACCCTCGTCTTCGCCACCGCTCCACTCGCTGACGATGTATTAACCGTGGACTACCTGATCGGAAGTTGATATGACGCAAACGCAGCTCAACGGCGGAACGCAGATCCGCTCGGGCACCATCACCGACACTCAGATCGCTGCCGGTGCCGCCATTGCGGACAGCAAGCTCGCAACCAGCTATATCAAGACCGACGGGACGCGCGCCTTCACTGGAGAACAGGCCGGCGTCACCCCCACCTCTTCCTCGAGCCTCGCGACCAAGGGCTATGTCGACTCCGTCGCGCAGGGCCTGGATCCGAAGCCGTCGGCGCGCGTGGCGACCGCGACCGAAACTCTGACGATCGTCTCGGGGTCGGTCACCCAGATCACGGGCACCACGGTTGACGGTATTTCGCCCGCAGTAGGTGACTACATCCTGATTCCGAACGCCCCGACATCCACCGGTGCCGCAGGCGGGAGCGCGTTCAGCACGCAGCCCGCGAACGGCTTGTACAAGGTCTCCGCGAACACGACGAACCTGACGGTCGCCCGCGCACCCGAGCAGTCTGGGACGATCCAGCCCGCCGGAGACTATGTGTTCGTCGAGGCCGGCACCTACGCCGCCGCCGGCTTCGTAGTCAGCACGCCCTCGTCCACCTCAGGTTTCACCTACGGCACCAGCAATGTCGCGTGGACCCAGTTCAGCGGCGCCGGTGAGATCACGGTCGACGCGACACTCGTCAAGACCGGCAATGCACTCAAGCGCGCCCCCCTGACCGGCGATGTCGCCGCCGCCGACGGCTCCAACGCCACCACCATCGCAGCCGGCGCAGTCACGCTGGCGAAGATGGCGAACCTGGCTGCCAATTCGGTCATCGGCAACCTCACCGGCTCGTCTGCGGTGCCTGCCGCCGTATCTGCCACGGCCGCCGCGACCGCTTCCACGGTGGTGACGCGTGATGCGAACGCGAACGTCCGGTTCAACAACGCGATCGAGAACTTTCAGTCGGTCGCGTCCGCTGCGGGCACGACGACTCTCACCGTCAGCTCGCCGAGAACCACCCAGATCACCGGCGCCACCACGCAAACGGTTGCGCTGCCGGACGCGACGACCCTGGTAGTCGGGCAGCGATACACGATCACCAACCGCTCGTCCGGCACGGTCACCGTCAACGACGCCAGCTCCACGCTGGTGCAAACTATGGTGTCGGGATCGTTCCTGACGGTCACTGTCACCAGCATCGGTTCGGCTGCTGGCGCATGGGATGCCGCCTACACCTCCGCCGGCGGCTCCGGCAGCGTCACTACGGTCAGTGTTGTCAGCGCCAACGGCTTCACGGGCACGGTGTCGAATGCGTCCACGACTCCGGCGATCACTCTCACGACGTCGGTTACGGGGGTGCTCAAGGGCAATGGGACCGCAGTCAGCGCCGCGACGGCGAGCACCGACTACATGGCTCCGAGCAGCTTCGTCACCCGGGAAACCCCATCGGGGACCGTGAATGGTTCGAATACTTCCTTTACCCTTGCGAATACTCCAATCTCAGGTAGCGAGATGCTCTACGAAAATGGACTCCTCCAGGAGCCCGGAGGGCAGGACTACACAATTTCAGGGACGTCCATCACGTTCGCGGTAGCCCCTATCTCCGGGGATCGCATTAGGTGTTCGTACTTCAAGTAGCGACGTCGAAGCCCAACCAGCGCAGGGCGGTATAGATGGCTCGCACGAATATTCGGGGCACCCAGATCGCGGACGGCACAGTCGATCTGACGGTCGACGTTGCCGGTACGCTCCCGGTCGCCAACGGCGGAACAGGTGCGGTAACGCTGAGCGGCGTGCTCATCGGGAACGCGACATCCGCGGTGTCGGCGGTCGCGGCACCATCAGGCGCGGTGGTGGGCACCACCGACACGCAGACGTTGACCAACAAGACGATTCAGCCGCGCGTCAACACCACCGCGTCCTCGGCTACCCCGGCTATCAACACCGACACCACGGACCTTTTTACGATCACTGCCCTCGCGGCGGCGATCACGAGCATGACCTCCGGCCTGACCGGCACCCCGGTCGCCGGGCAACGCCTGATGATCCGCATCAAAGACAATGGGACGGCCAGGGCGATCACGTGGGGGACCAGTTTCGTCAGTTCCGGTGTGGCCACACTTCTTTCCACCACGGTGATCAGCAAAACGCACCATATCGGCCTGATCTGGGACGAGGTCGCAACGAAATGGGTCTGCCTCGCATGCGATGCGGCGGGGTATTGACGTGGTGATGCCTTCCTTCGCCGCTGTTGGTTCGACGTTGACCGGGTCGAACTCCACGACGGCGGCCGTTCCGGTGCCGGCGGGGGTGCTGCCCGATCACGTGGTGTTCGTGTTTCTCTATGTCGAGACCACGCAGGCGGTCACACCCGCCTCCGGCTTCGCGGAATGTCCGTCGTCCCCGGTGGTCGTCACCGGCGGTAATGACAGTCACGACCTGCACATCTTCTGGAAGCGGGCGACGGCGGCGGACAGCGGCACGTATACCTTCACGATTGCGTCCGGCCTCGGCTGGCGGATGGGGGTCGCGGTGCGCTTCATCGGCTGCGTGCGGTCGGGTACACCCGTCGAGGCGACCACCAGCGCCATCGACATCACCGGAACCGCGACCCACAGCCCGGCCGTGTCCTCGACATCGCTGGGTGTGGACCGTGAGTGGTTGTGGGTGGCCTCCAACTATGGCGGCGCCAGTTCGACGCCGCCATCCGGTGTAACCGAGCGCGTGGACGTGACCAGCAGCACGTCCATCACGGCCGGTACCAAGGATCAGCCTTTCGTCGGCTCGTCGGGATCACTGTCGAATACCTGGACGACCGGCGCCGGGTCGGCTGCGTGGCTGGGCGCGTTGAAGCCGGAGAGCCCGGGGCAGTTCTTCAGAATGTGATGAAACGCAAAGCCGCCTCGGATCTTTCGGTCCGGGGCGGCTTTTTCGCTGTCTAGGGTCAGCCGGGGATCTGTGCGCCGATTGCGCTGCCTGCGCCTGCGCCGATGCCCGCGCCGATGACTCCACCGGCGACGGCGCCGATTCCGACGCCGATGATCGCGCCGGCCGGGCACACGGGCAGGGTGACGGCGCACGCCAGGACGCCGCCGGCGACGCCGCCGATCACGACGCCCGCGACGGTGCCGACCGCGGTGCCGATCTGCTCCCCGGCGAGGGCTTGGGTTTGTCCTGCGGCGACGGGGGTGACGGGCTGCGGCACTATGTCGGGGGTCGCGGCGGAGGCGAGACCTGCGCCTGCTCCGGTGAGGGTGGCGGCGGTGATGAGGGTGGCGGCGATTCTTCGGAACATCGGTGTCTCCTGGCTGGATTCGGTTAGAACGCTAATTGGCGTGTTGTTCCCGGTTGGGACATGCCGGTGCTGTACCAGAGGCTGATCAGTTGCGCGTCCCCGTATTGGCCGGTGACGTCACGGTTGACGACGACGTCGATCCAGAGTGTTTGCTTCTGGCCCGGTTTCAGGATGTCGGTGTGGCCGGTGTTGGTGCCGACCACCTCGTTGCCTACCGAGTATTGGACTTCGGGCTGTGCGACGCCAATGAAGTTCATCGACGTGTTCTCCACCAGTACTTCGCTTCCCGTGACTCCGCGTGGTTCCTGCGCGATGCCTTGAACCAGGGTGATCGTGAACGGTCCGACGTTGTACTTGTTCTTGTGGGTGTCGGGGACCGGCTGGATGGGTGCCGCGGCGGTGGTCGTCGGCTGGTGCACGGTGGTCGGCTGGCTGGCGGAGTTGCTGGAGCAACCGGCGGTGGTAGCGAGGGCTGCAGCGACTGCGACACTCGCGAGAATGCTGGAACGCATGAAGCGGTACCTCAAGTTGAAATCGGCTGATGTCCTGAGCAAACCAGCAGCGTGCCCCGACCGGTAGCCGGTCGGGGCACGTTTCGCTGTTTATGGCACAGATTGACCATCGACTACCCACCGGATGCCCCGGCGGGAACCGGTCGCGGTCAGTGACCGCAATGAGATCAGCCCTGTTTGCTCTGTCCGATCACAGAGGGGCTGTAACCGGAGGTCCGCTCGCGGCCACGCTGAGGAAGTATGCCCGGTTCACCCAGCTTATCGGCCGCCTGACGCAGCAGTACGGCGCTGGGATGCTCGCCACCGAGTATCGCGCCAAGCTGGTGGCGCATCGCGTTCAGTTGATCGCGGTAGTCGGCGAGCAATTCCGGTGCCAGCACCACTGTTTCGGGCTGGGTTTCGTTGTCGGGCACGAGGCTGTCCTTCCCTGTCTGCTAAGTCCGGCGAGCACACTCGCTCTCCGGAACATCGATGTTGCCGGACACGTCGGAGTACTCGAATTCCTTGCCTTCTCCGGACTTGCCGGTGATGGACACGAGAGCGTGCCATGTGCCAGCAAAGCAGTCCGCATGACCACCATAGTTCGCCCAGGGTGCCGGAATCTGGTCGTCGGCGGGACCAGTCCCCATCGTTTCCCAGTTCTGCGAACCCAGCGGGCGGAAGGTCAGAAACAAGGTGACGTGATGTTCGAGTGGCGTGACATCACACTCCGCCCGGCCCCGCACATTGATCAGCGGAGGCTTCACGTCGGGGACACCGAGGTTGGTCGTGAACGACCAACCGCATTGGTAACGCTCCGGTTCCGCGTGCGCCATCGGGGTGGCGATAACCACCCCGGTGGCGGCGACGCCCAGAGCGGCAGCGGTGGTGCGGGCAAGTAGGTTGGCGCGCATCGGGTTTCACCTCATGTAGTTGTTATTCTCTTGTGCAGTCAGAGCGGCTTTCGTGTTTGGCCGGACATCCAGGCGTCGGCTTCGCGTTGGGCATCCCACACGCTTGCCGCCGACTTCTCGCGGAGAACGGTCTTCTGGTCGTCGGCGTAGATGGTCCATGCGCAGCCGTTGGCGTTGGTGGCGCGGATTTTCGCGCGGCCGTCGTACTTCGACAGGGACCACTTGAGGTTGTCGCCTTCGACCAGCCAACCGTCGGTAGCGTCGTCGGGCCGGATTGGGCCGTAGGGCACCACAGGCTGCCACATCATCGGTTCGGCCATGGCACCTCGCCGGAGCCGTGGTGGACGGTCGCCGGTAAGGCAATCGGTTGGCTGGCGTCGATCATGCCGAGTCGAACCAACTCGCCCCACGCGACGGTCATCGCGACGCACTCGCCGATGAGGCAGCTCTTGTGGAGTTCCATCGCCTTGTATGGATGGTCTTGTGCCCATTCGGCATTTCTGCACGCGAGGATCTTGTGTAGCTCGATGACGGTGGCGTCCGCGGGAACCTCGATGGGGTCGCCCGTTTCGGACGGCTCGATCCCCATCACCTCACCGCCGAGACACAGTCCAGCGCAGCGATGAGCTGGAGGCACTTCTCATCGTGCGCGCCGTGGTCGTCGAGGACGGCCCGCGCGTGATCCAGAGATTCGAAGGGCGGCGGGGTGTCGGTGCAGAACCTGTGGCGTTGTCGCCACAGGTCCCGCTTGGCCGCGTTCACCGCTTCCTCGGCGTGATGACACCAGCGTCTATCAGCGTGTCGATCGCGGCGGCTTTGCGTGCGCATTCGCTCTTGGGGCACCCGCTGTGTTGCTGCCAAGCGGCGTGCGCTTCGAGGCGGCTGAACGGGTGGAGGGGCGCGTTGTGGTTGGTTGCGTCCAGCCATGCTGTGGCGTCGTTGGGGGAATTGGGCATAAGTCGGTGCCTGGCAGCAGATTTGGGCGCGCGCAGTGGCAGCAGATACCAACACGCGGTCGCCATTATGAGGGATGCGGTCAGGCCGATCAACGCAAAGTTCGTCGACATCGGAACCTCGGGGTGAGCAGTTCGGTTAGGTGTGTCCCAGTGCCGGGGGCACCGCCGGCCGAGTCGTTTGGCTACGAACGCGGACCGGCGGTGCATCCCCTTGCGGGGGGTGGGGCAACCCGGCAACGGGCGCTGACAAGAACGTAAGCCCGAAATCGTAAGGATCAGTAGTGCATGACGCACTAGTCTTATGCCGAATTGTCGGTACGCTTGGCGGTAAGGGGAAACACACAGCCGAGCATCAGGACTCAACCCATGACCGACGAAACGATCGGCGATCGCATCAAGCGCTTCCGCGGCAGAGCCTTCACCCAGGCGCAGCTCGCAGAGGCTTCCGGCGTATCGAAAACGGTGATCTTTCAACTAGAGCAGAACCGCAAGACCAGCGCATCCCTGCCGACGCTGCGCGCCATCGCCAAGTCCCTCGACATCGATGTCGCCGAGCTCGTCGGCAAGCGGGCAGGCATCCCGACCGGCGACACCGAAGCCGGTGTTGTCGCGATCCGCAAAGCGCTCTCGTCGGTCGATGACCTTATCGGCGACATCGACGAGGTTGAACCGCTCACGCTGGAGACGGCGCAACGCGAGGTCACCTACGCGTGGGGTTCGTACTGGAGCGGCCGGTACAAGAAGCTGGTCTCGATTCTGCCGCCGGGTATCACCCGGCTGCGGGCGACAACGCACAGCGTCTCGACAGACGAGGCGCCGCGTGCGCACGAACTGTATGCGTGGCTGTTGTGGACGTCGGCGTGCACGCTCGTGCACCTCGGCCAGCCCGATCCCGCATGGATGGCGATACGCCAGGCCCTCGCCGCGGCCCAGAAAGGCAACGACCAGTTCCTCGAGGCGACGCTGCGCGGCAGTGTCGGATGGCAGCTGCTGGTACAGGGCCGCTACGAGGAGTCGCGGCGCGTCGTGCTGAAGGCGGCCGAGGACATCGAGCCTCACGGGGACGTGTCGCAGCAGCATCTCTCCGTGTATGGGAGTCTGCTGCTGCAGGGCGCTACCGCCGCCGGCCGTGGATTGCAGATCTCGGAAGCGCGCGCTCTCGCCGACGAAGCGGGTGCTGTGGCGTCGCGATTGCCGGGTGACACCAATTGGTATGAATGCAATTTCGGGCCGTCTCAGGTAGCGATGCAGCGCACGGACATCGAGGTGTCGAACGAGCGGTATCCGGAGGCGCTGGAGGTCGCGAAGACGATGCCCAAGCGCGGGATCGGCCTGACTCCGGTGTCGCGGGCGCGGCATCTGCTGGATCAGGCTGCGGCGGCGGTTCGGATGGGTAGAACGCAGATGGCTTTGGACATGCTTCTCACTGCCGAGCAGGTGGGTGGCGAGGAGTGGGCCCGCTATCAAACGCTGCTGAAGACGGTGGTGGCCGAGCTGCTGGAGAGTGACCGGCAGAGTTCTCTGCGGGAATTCGCTCAACGTCTCAACGTGACTGCGTAACAGCTACCTCCGAGGAGCCGCCCCGATCAACGATCGGGGCGGCTTCTTTGCTTCTCTGGGGCGCAGCTGCTGAGCCACGTCGATGGCCTGCCGAAATTCGAGAGGGGCCGATACGGTTGGTTGTCTTTCGGTGGAACGCAAGGGCATTAGGTCACTAATTGGTCCCTATTTGTGTCAAGGGGCTGAATATTAGCTGACGTGACAACGCAATTCACGTTACGGACTGTCTCACTATTCGCCAGTTAACGCGTGCCGTACCCGCATGCGTCCACCATCACACCGACCGGTTCGCTAATTGAAGATCAAAAACCCTTGCGTTGCTGCACATTCGCGAAAGACAATCCGTGCCACCGATTTTCTGCACAGTGCCAACCAGCAGGTCAGACTCTATGGACTTCACGCTGGAGGAACTACGATCCCTGACACATCTGCGACATAAAGGGCGTAAGAGTTAGGGCACATAACTGAAAGGTGGCAATACGGTGAGCGAGTGGACATCCGATGATCACTTGGACCGAATTTGCCCCACAGCAGGCGATCTCGCCGTGCCCGGCACCAGTATCTCGGTATGCGAGCCGAGTGGGGACGTGGTGTTGGGCGATGGATGGGCAACAATCGGAACTTTGATCGAAACCGACGGCCCCATCGACGTGATTCCCTGCCTCGGGCTCACGGCAACGCAAATTGAACGGCTGCTCGCTGCGGCCGTTCAAGTGTGGGTTTTCGGCCGGATCTGTCTGACTGGCTGGTACTTCCAGTTCGGGATCGGCTGGATTGTGGATGTGAAGATGCGTTATCCGGCGTTCTCCGGTCGCCGGCGCGACGCTGCGCGCGCAATGCTCTCGGCCGAGGGGGTTTGGCCCTTGGTGTTCGCTGGGTCGAGTGACCCGTCGGTGAGGTAGACGTCCTCGGTGGTGGCGACCTGAACCTTCACCCAAGCGGTATGCAGGACGTCGTCAGGGCCAACGTCGAGAGCGACGGCCATTGCCGCCAGTTGATCTACATAGATCGGTGTCCGGGCCCCCAGTAGGGACGAGAGGGTCGCCTTAGGAATCTTGGACTCCCTGCTCAGGTCTACCTGTTTCCATTTCCGCAGGCCGAGGAGGGCCCGGATCTCGGCAGCAACGGCTTCAGAGAGTCGCCCTGTCTCGCGTGCGTTCGTAGCCATGGATGAAGTCTAGGTTCCGTTTGGAGACACAGACAATGGGTGACATGGGGTCCGCCTCATGACCGCCTGGTCTGCAAACCTCTTGCAACGATCTCCAAATGGAGATATAGTCTCTACATGGAGACAAGTTGGACCTGGTCAGAACGGGTCACAGCAAGAATCCGAAGGGCAATCTCCGAATCCGGGTTCACCGAACAGTACGTCGGAATCCACGCAGGCGTACCGAATTCGACATTGAGCAACTGCCTGAACGGATTCCGCGCATTCAACCTTAAGCAAGTCGAGCGCATCGCCGACGTCCTCGGCATCTCGCCGGACGAGTTCATCGATAGCCGCAGCCACGAAGACATCGCGTCATGAAGTGCATGGAAAGCGCTACGGCATGACCAGCGTCCTGATCTTCATCGGTGCCTGGTGCGTCATCTCCGTGCCCTCAGCGCTGTTGCTCGGCCCTGCAATGCGGGACGCCGTGGCACGCACGTCTTTCCCGATCCCCCTCGGCGGTACCCGCGCACATTCCGCCGCCGAGGGCCGGGCGCGCCCGGTTGCAGCACCCGAATCCCCCCGATCGGTGCTCCCGGGCGCGTCCCAACCCGCGAAAAGCGCGCCGACTCCGTCACTGCCCCGCAGGTGGTGAGGCGCGCGTGCCCCGCATGTCGACAAGAGCGTCATGCGGGGCACGCCTTCCAAACATCCCGTCAAGAACGGGATTGGCCGCCGACGGCCCCACCGTCGACGGCCTGCTGATAACCGAACAGCACAAAGGATTCTACCCAATGGCTATCCATTCCCCGGCGTGTGAACAGCTGCTCAGCGAGTTGCTCACCGCGCCAATCGATTCCGTCGCGCATCGCATGGCCGCCGAGATCGAGGCCCTCGACGATGTGGCGGCTGTCGCCTATCTGTGCGAGGTCGTCACCGAAGACCCGGCCGACTCGGCCCCGTACGCCGTCGCGGCGCTGCTGTTTCCCCACTTGCGCGCGGAGGTGGCGCGATGACTCTCGCCGAGTACTCCAAGCGCCTTGATGAGGTGCTGCGTTATGTGGGCCGCTTGCTGACGGCTCCGGAAGGTTCTCCCGAATGGTCGGTCGGTCGCGCGTTCGTGATGACGCCGGACGCTGACCGGCTCGGCCTGGTCGACCGCCTGGTAACCGATCACGGCGAGAAATCCCGTGAGCATGAGATCGGCTGGGACCTGCAGGCGATCATGCGTGGCTGGCCGGACGGGGGCGCAGCAGCATGAGCGTCCGTCTGCATCTCCCGCACCCGCGCATTGCGGACCGCTTCGCCGAGGCATTCGAGCACGCACTCCACCATGGTCGCCCCGAGGATCCGACACCCCGGCAGGTTCCGGCCGCCGACGACTGGAACGACTGGCACTGGGACGGCCGAGGGGGCGACTGGTGACCACGCCATGGTGGGCACCGTTTGACGAGGCCGCGAAGACCCACCGGCGACACCGCGAAGACGCCGCCATGTCGGAGTTGACGTTCGCGCTCGAGGGCGTGCCCTGGTCCGATCGGCGGGAGGTAGTCGATGACTGCGAAGCCTGAACTACCCGCGGATGAAACCTGGTTCCCGGCCGCTGATCGCGCCGCAGAACGGATCGTCACCCACGTCTGCGACGCGTTGGACCGCGCGATGGGGCGGGATCCGCTGGCGGAGAAGGTAACCAAGTTGGCCACCTTCTATGCCGGCCTCGACTCCGGCGTCCTCGTCGGCCCGCACTCGGTCGCCGCGAAGCTGTTCGCGCTCGTCGAGGAGGCGGGCCGTGGATGACTGCCAGGCTGCCGCCGATCGGGTGCAGAGCAGATATCAGGAGCTACGCGACAAGTGCCAGCACCTGAGCGACATCGTCGACCGCGTACAGCGTTTAGCGGAAGCCCTTGCTGCAGATACCGATCCGAGCCGCCGCGAGGTGGCTACCGAACTCATCGAAATCGTAGGAGTACCAGAATGAGTTTCTGGAGGGACCTGTTCGGCCGCGGCTGGGAATCCGTCGCGGCCGGGGTACTACTACTGGCACTGATCGCGATCTGGCTGCAGCCGCGCGAACACTCCTGTGCACCAGACTTCGACGGCGAGGGGCAGTGATGGCCCCCAAACCGACGCTCACCGACGACAACGTGCTCGAGATCGTGCGCTTGCATGAGCGCGGGTTGCATCCGGACCAGATCGCGCCGCAATTCGGCCGTGCCCCCGGCACGATCCGGTCGATCGTCACCGGCAAGTCCTACCGCCACGTGACCGGCCTCGGCCATCGAACCGGGCCGGACTGCGACTGCTATCTGTGCCTGATCGTGAAACGGGAAGAGGCGAATCTCAATGTCGCCGAATCAACTTGCTGTGCCGTGCACTGCTTGGGCTGCCAGAAGCCCATGCGACTGCTCGTGACCACCGTGCTTCGCGACCATGGCGCCATCCGGTGCACCGCCTGTGGTGGGAGGCGCAAGTGACCGAGTGGATCCACAAAGCCGCCTGTCGCCAGCATGAGACCCCGAACTGGTGGACACCGCTGAATTCTGATGATCCGGCCACCGAGGCGCTTCGCATCTGCCACAAGGAATGCCCAGTCCGGTTGGCGTGCGCCGAATGGGCATTGCGAAGCGGTGAACGGGACGTAGTGGCCGGCGGTTACCGCACCTGGGACGAAGAAGACCTGGAGAAGCTGAGCAAGGAACTGCCGCATATCGCGGCTCAGGTCAAGCGAGCAAAGCGCCGATCTTTTGTCTGCGCGGATTGCGGTGAAACGTTCCAGACCACCAGGCCATCGACGAGGTGTTCCCCGTGTCGGCAGGGTCTCGTACCGGCTGGCCCAGTGCGGGAGAGCCTGCTCATGCTGCGGAAGCTGATGTCGACCGACGAGATCGGCGCAAGCACGGGGGTGGCACCGACCACGCTGTCGGGGATCGTGAGCAAGTCGAACCCGCCGAAGTGGGTGAAGGCCGTTACCGCACAGCGGGTTATGGCGTTCAGGGTCGCGATGGAGGTTTCGGCATGACGCGTCGCGTTATCGCCGACGCCGACGTGTGGCGCGGCGTTGACGGCTACTCGGAGCTCGTCATCAGCCGCGCCCTCGACGGCCGCATCCACATCACCGTGAACGGCACCACGGCCTCGTTCGGTGCTCAGGCTCAGGCCGAGATCGCCGCATTCATCGCGGGAGGGGAATGAACGACATCTGCGACCACTGCGACCTCGACCGCGAGATCTGCTCCTGCTCAGCGGCTTCGGTGTCTCTGGCGAAGCGCCGGCACCTGTTCCCCACCTGCCTGCCCCACTACTTGCGCGACCAGTACGACCCGCGCGACTTCATGAAGGAGACCTGGTGACCGCGATATTGGAGCCGCCCACCGTGCCGGGCATCTATGGCGGAATTTCCGACGCGACCTATCACGGCGACCGAAACAGCCTGTCGTCCACGGGCATGCGGACGCTGCTCGAAGACGGCGGCCCGGCCCGGTTCAAGGCTGCGGTTCCCGTGTTCTCTGACGAGTTCGATGAAGGCACCGCTGCCCATTCGCTGCTGCTGGGCGCCGGCCCGGAGGTCGTGGAGGTCAAGACCGAGACATGGACACCGAAAGCCAAGGCTGAGCGTGAGAATGCCCGCGCCAAGGGGCAGGTCGCGTTGAAGACCAAGCAGTTCCGGATGGTCCATGACATGGCAAAGGCTGCCCGCGAGGTGCCTGAGGTCGCCGAGCTGCTGGCGTTGCCCGGCCAAGCGGAGATGTCGGCGTACGCCATGGACCCGCAGCAGTGGGTGATGCTGCGTGCCCGCTTTGACTGGCTGGTCCTGACTGGAGACCGGGCATTGGTCCTGGACTACAAGACCACCAAGAGTGCCAGCCGACGATCGTTCGAGCGGTCAGGCGCGGACTACGGGTACCACATCCAGGACGTCGCGTATCGGCGCGTGCTGCGTGAGCTGGGTATCGAGGTGGACCAGTTCGTGTTCCTCGCCCAAGAGAAGACCCCGCCGTATCTGACATCGCTGCACGAGTGGGATGCCGCAGCCCTGGCCGAGGCCGAGCGGCGAGTGGACGACGCGATCGCCCTCTATGCGCGGTGTCGCGATCTCGATCAATGGCCCGGCTACGGCAGCCACATCAACCAAATGAGCTTGCCCTCTTGGGCATTCGGGGAGTGAGCATGGCAGACAAGAAGTTCGACACCGGCGACTATGTCGAGGTCGCTGAGCGGATCCGCGAGTTCCGGCAGCAGTACCCGAACGGCTCACTGCGTCCGGTGGATCCGGCGAACCCGTATCGCGTCGAGACGATCGGCGACAAGACATTCATCGTGTACGCGGCTGCGGCCTACCGGACCCCGGAAGACGCCCAGCCCGGTATCGGGACGGCGTGGGAATCGTTCCCCGGCAAGACCAACTTCACCCGCGACTCCGAGCTGATGAACGCGGAGACCTCGGCGTGGGGCCGCGCGATCGTCGCGGCCTTGGCCGCCGATACCAAGCGCGGTGTCGCCTCGGCAGACGAGATCCGTGCCCGCACTACGGTCGCCGCAGCGAATCTCCCGCCTGCCGACTTCGCCCGTACGGAGCTGTTGCGCCTGCTGAACGTGCGCGGAATCGACGCGAAGGCGGTTGCCTCCGAGTTCGCGAAGGCCAACAACGGCGACGATCTCCGGACCTCCAACAACCATGCGGCGATCCAGGCACTGACAGACCGTTATCGGGAGACTGCATGACCGACTACAACCCGGTGAGCATTGAACAGGCTATCCGCGACTGCGCCAACAGGATCGCCAAGGGCGTCTCTATCTGCAGTGAGCGATACAAGGAATACCAGGATGCGGAGCGCGAGTTCGTCGAGGCGTACGCCCACGCACGCCTCAATGCCCCCGGCCCACAGTTGGAGAAGCGCTACCACGCGGACGCGGAAACGATCGGGCTGCGTGAGCGGCGCGATGTCGCGAAGGCCGCGTACAAGCACGCCGAGGGGCTGGCCCAAGCCTTACGAGACGAATTGCGCGCTCTGCAATCCGTCGGAGCATCTCTTCGGCAGGCATACGGCGTAGCGGGGAGGGGCGAATGACGGTGCACCCGACTCCCCTGAACCTGGCGAAAGACGTTGCCCGGCAGGCATGGCCCAAACGTCAACCGAGGCGACCCAAACCGGCGAGCGAGTTCCCGAAGAGCGTCAAGGAACTCATGTGGACCCGCTCCGGCGGCCTTTGTGAGCTCGACGGCTGCGGCCCGGTGGAGGTATTCCACCATCGCGCCCCACGAGGCCGCGGCGGTTCCTCGCTGGCATGGATCAACCGGGCCGCCAACGGGTTAGGTCTCTCGAACCGCTGCCACGACCGGGTCGAAGGCAGGCTGACGGACTCGTCGCGGGTGACCTCCTACGTCAACGGCTGGCTGGTGCGCCGCAACAGCCACACGATCGCCGCCGACGTTCACGTCCTCTACCGCGGACGTCTGGTAGCGCTCACCGACGACGGCCAGGTGCGCTCCCTCGGCGGTGCGGCATGACCCGAATCGTGAAGGCCATCCAAACCTGCTGGGCGTGCCCATCTCAATGGGACGCCTGGACCGACCGCGGCGACTACCTGTATCTCCGATTCCGCCACGGCTACGGGACGGCGACGTGTTACGCGGGTGGCTATCCGAACAACGTCAACGAGTCTCGGCTGGTTGGCGAGTTCTCCGACCCCAACCCGTATGCGGGATCTATTGGCCTGGAGGAGTTCTGCCGACGAGCCGGTCTCGTTCTAGACCTCGGGGGTGAGGCATGACCCAACCAATCTGCCCCGGCTGCTGGGCCATCCTGCACCTCGGCCGGCCACCTGAACGGATCGCGGGTGCCGACGAAGAAGACTGCTGCCTCTGCGGCGACCCCACCGTGTCCGGCCTCACCGTTCACGTCGATCCCACCACCGTGCCGTACCCGACCAAGGAGGACGCATGATCACAGTCGTTCATCTCCGCGGCACCATGGAACCGCTTACCCAGGGCGGCATCTCGATGACGCTCCTCGGAGCCCTCGACCCAGCGAAGTTCGCGTACGTTCTCGTTCGATATCCGGCCGACTATGGCGATCCGATCCCCTTCGGCGAATCGAACCTCATCGGCCGCACCAACGCCATCAAGGAAATCGCCGCCGCCCCGGGGCCGGTGATGCTCACCGGCTACTCGGCTGGAAGCTTCATTGCCGGAGACCTGGCCATGGACATCGTGAACGGAATAGTCGACGGCATCGACCCGAGCAAGCTGGTCGCGGTCGCACTGCTCGCGGACCCGAAACGCCCGGAAGGTGCCGGGGTCCCGCAGATCTACACGCCCGGCGGCTACGGCATCGCCGGACAACGCGACATCACCGGCGTCCCAGTGTTTTGGGGCACGGCGAGCATGGACCCGATCGCCGCATTGGATGGCTCGAATCCGTTGCGGACGGTGGCTGACCTGTCGGTATTCGCGTCGATCGATCCGGACCGGTGGGAGACGTGGGCGCTGTCTATTCAGGCGACCGTCGTGAACCGGTCGCTGCAACCGGCGTGGAAGTTCTGGCTGCAGCCGTGGATGTGGGTCGACGCCGCGCACGCCCTCGATCTGTACATCAGGTTGGGCGGGCACACCGATGACTACCTGCGCCAGGGAATCTGCACGGCGCTCGCCGAGGCAGTGACCGCGGCTGTCAGCGTCGAAGGCGGTGCGGCATGACGACATGGCTGTTTTCTATTCTCGCGATCGTCTTGAGCTGCGCCTCAATCGGCATGTCGGCGTGGACGTTCCGCATCCTCCGCCAGACGGCCCGGCTTTGGAAGCAGGCGGCCCAGATCCAGAAGCGAAACGATGAGGCGCAGCCATGAAGTCCTACGAGGAATACGAGCAGACCGCCAAGGATGGCCGCCCGTTCTCATGCGGCACCGATTGGGAGGTGTGGCAGTACGCCGTGTGCCTCGGCAACGGTCGAGATGACCGCCGCTGCCTCAATGACGACGGCATCGACGAGGGCGAAGGCTGCCCGCTGATCCTGTTGTCCCTCAATGACAGAACGCCCGTCGAATGGCTCAGCCCAAGAGGGCATGTGATCAAGTCGTGCCGCGCGAAGACCACAGCCGCGGACGCTCGGAGAGCCGAGTGGTACGCCGCAGCCGACGCCAGGCGAGAGGCACTCGCCGCCGCCCACTACCCGATGTTCCCGGAGGTGCCTTGATGGGCTGTTTCGAAATCTCAGACCGTGCGGCCTTCGATATCGCCATTATCGACGCGGGTAATGCCGCGGTCGGTATGTGGGTACGCGCAGGCTCATGGGTCGCGCAATACGGCACCGACATCCCTACGGCCGCGCTGCGGATCATGGGAACCCGCAAGGACATCGACCGCCTGGTGTCCGCAGGACTGATAGCTCCGGCTGGCCCGGACGCGTGGCGGTTGACCGAGTCACCGCTGGGGCGAGTCGTTCGCGAACAGAACCGCGCGCGTATCAGCCCCGAGGTTCGGCAGGCAGTCTTCGCGCGCGACCGCTTCCGGTGTATCGACTGCGGTTCTGCCGATGATCTGACCCTCGATCACGTCCACCCGTGGTCGCTGGGCGGAAGCGATAAGCCGGAGAACCTCCAGACCCTGTGCCGTCCGTGCAATTCGAAGAAGGGCGCACGCATCGATCCGGAGGTGACGTGATGGCTCTGGACCCGCGCGAGTTCATCCGGTTGCACGCCGGAATGCCGGAGCACCCGAAGGTCGATCCGCTCTCGGATGCGGCATTTCGGTGCCTGATCGAGGCGTGGTGCCTGTGTCGGCGAACGCGCAACGACGGACGGATTCCTGTCGGAACTTGGCAAAAAAAGTGGAAGGCGAAGGCACGGAAGGAGCTCATCGATGCGGGTCTCGTTGTGCTCGACAAAGATGCGGCAGTTATGCGGGACTGGCTGGAGCATCAGCCCAGTGTCGAGGACCTGGATCTGAAGCGTCAGGCACGGATAGAGGCTGGTCGGAAGGGTGGAGTGAAGTCCGGCGAGTCCCGAAGGGGAGGAAGCAAACCGGCAACCAAACCTGAAGCAAATGCTTCAGCACTTGCTTCGCCTGAGCTTGAGCAACAGCTGAAGCAAAACCCCAACCAAATCGAACCAGAGTTAGAGATAGAGAAAGAGAGTTCTTACGTTGGGGGGGTCTCTTACGTAGGCAACGCGCGCGAAATCGAACCCCCACCCCCCAGCTGCCCAAGGCATTCCGAGTTCACGAACGACTGCGCCGACTGTGTGGGTTCGAGCGTCGGCCGCGAGCAGTGGCTGCGCGACCGGATCGCTGCGACCGAGCCGCCGCGCTACTGCCCACGCCATCCCACCGGCACGGACATCCCGTGCCGCGATTGCCAGGCGCTGCGCCTGCTTCACGAGCAGTGGCGGCAGGACCGGGAGGGAGCGCTCGCGGAGCGCCGCCGCGCTGATGCCGCCGCGCAGTCAGCGGCAGCGCGATCTACCGCCGAGGACCGCGCCCGCGCCATCGAGAACTGCACGATGTGCGACGCCGAGGGCCGCATCGACGGCTGGGTGTGTGGCCATGACCCGGCCCGCATGCCGAAGCCGGGCCGGGGTGCCGCGGCGGTTCGGCTCGCCCGGTGCCGCATGTGCGACGCGGACGGGCTCCAGCCGGATGGTGCTCGCTGCGATCACAGCAGTCCCTCACCCGACCCGCCTCCGTCCGCGAGCGTGCCGACTGGCCGGTCGGAACAGGCATCCCAAGATCAGCCCACCACCCAGGAGAACGCCCATGCTTGAACCCCAGCGGTACCGCAAGCGCCCCGTCGTCATCGAGGCGATGCAGTGGACCGGCGACAACGCCGACGCCATCACGGCGTGGTACGTCAGCGATTTCACCGACCACGAGTTCAGCACTCTCGATCCCGAAGACGCGACAGACAACCCGGTCGCCACCGCGCAAATCTGGGTGGCCGCGAATGGCGTGTACGCGCCGATCGAAACCGGCGAGTGGATCATCCGCGACAGCCGCGGCTATTACCCGTGCAAGGCCGATGTCTTCGCTCAGACCTACGAGCTGGTGGACGAGGAATCCCATGCTTGAGATCGCCGTCTACGGCCGCCCCGGTTGTCAGCAGTGCACCGCCACAACCCGTCACCTCACACGCCTCGGTTTGCCCTATGCCTACCGCGATGTCACCGCGGATCCGTTGTGGTCGGACACCGTCACCGCGCTCGGCTATCAGTCGCTGCCGGTGGTCACGGTAGGTGATCTGCATTGGTCCGGGTACCGGCATTCCCGGGTCCAGCGCCTGGGTGAGATCCACGCTGCCGCTGCGGATATCGCGGCCCTTGAGCCTGCGGCGGTGGCATATCTGCTCGCCGACGACGACAGTCCCACCACCCAGGAGAACGAGATCCATGCCTGACGATCGCAATTGCAAACCCGATGATCCGTGCCTGCCATGCCGGGCCGACTCCGACACCTACGCCAGTCCCGCAGGCGATGACCGCGTCGCCCTGGAGCGGATCGCACGGGATGTCCTGATCGACGGCGAGTTCCATTCCCCGGCTACGACGATGCTCGGTCTTGTCGATGCCGTCCTCGAGAACGGCTGGAGTCCTCCCGCCCGGGTTATCGAGTCCGCCGAGGACCTCGAGGCGCTCCCGGACCGCACGGTCATCCGTACCGGCTACGACACCGCAGCCCAGAAGTCTGATGACGTGTGGGAGTTCCCGAACGAGGTCGGCCAGTTCACGAGCGAAGCCGTCGACCTGCCCGCCACGGTGCTATGGCAGCCCGAGGTGTCCAATGCCTGACCGAGACCTCAGCGCCGAACAGCTCTCCGCGTTCCGGGCTCATGTGCAGGCCGCTCACGATGAGGTAGAAAGCGGCGTCATTCTCGGCCCGGCATGGCAAGCCCATGCGGCCTACACCGGCAACCCGGCCACTGTGCTGGAGCTGCTCGACGAACTGGAGCAATTCCGATCCGGCGCGCGGATGAACGTCTACGTCGCCGAAGAGCTGATGACTCGGCACCGCCGGACCGCCGAGCTGGAGCAGCAGGCGGCCGACCAGACGCTCATGGACCCCAAGCAGTTCGGGGCGATGGTCGCGGCCCTGGACACGGCGGACGCCGCACCGGGGTTGGCCGCCGTAGTGGCCAAGCGTGCACCGGTCGGGTACATCACCGCCTACCGCACTCCCGAGGGCGAATGGCTGGTCGAGTTCGACGGCGCCCCCTGGCCCACACCCAAGGCTGCACGCGAAGACCTGTTGGACGCGATCGATCACTGCCTGCCCGGTCTGACGTGCCGCACCCTCACCATTTACGACGAGGAGATTTGGGATGTCTGACCGAAACCTCATCGCCGAACTCCGGCGCCTCGCAGTTGCCACATTGGACGAGACGTACGCCCCGGGGTGGCCGTATGGCGGCGGCGGCCCGCCGGTGTGGTCGGGGTGCATCGACGGCTTGCTCGGCGGCGCGGCTGGAGCTTATTGCGCCGCAGTGAATCCCGAGGTTCTGTTCGGGCTGCTCGACGAGCTGGAGCAGTTGGAGACCGGCACTCAGGAGATCGTTGACTCCCGCCTGGATTCCGAGGTGTCCACTGCGACAGCGGAACTCCAGCAGGAGCTGGAGCAGGCCCGCGCCCGCATCACCGAGTTGGAGGCTCCGCAGGCTGATCATGCCGGATATGTGGTACTCCACGGCGACTTGAACCGGGACGACCTGGAGCTTGTGGACAAGCGAGTGTTCTCCGACCTCGAAATCGCGGGCGATCGGGCCGAATTCGGCGGCAGCGTGTACGAGCTGCGGGAGGTGACCGACCATGCATGACCGAGAAGATCTGGCGCGATTGCTAGCTGAGCAGCTCTACGACCGCGGCGAGTACGTCCCCGACTGGCCCGAGGACGAGAAGACGCTGCACCGCGACCACACAGCGTGGACTGACTTCGCGGATCGGGAGACCAAGGTACAGGCGCTGCGATTCCAGAAGGCTGCGGACGCGGTCCTCCGTGAGTTCCTGGTGGTGCCGCGCAGCGACATCACCGACCCGATCGCCGCTGAACTCCTGCCGGTGCCGGTGGGTTTCGTTGTCCTCGCCAAGCGGCCGGATCGCCACGAGAAGGACGCGTTCCGCTACGAGGTGGCCGGATCCATCTGGCCGACCCGCGAGCCCGTAGAGAACCACCAGGCGTACTGCGAGGGCACTGCGGCGGCCGACCCTGAGCGGTACCGGGGCGTCGAGTACGTCACCGGCGAAGTCCGGGAGGTGCCCGATGGCCCCTGACCGGTTCAACGACGACACCTTGGACGACGGCCACGATCCCGACCGTTGCCCGAAGTGGTTCGGCGAGGACAGCGAAGGCCGGCCGCGGCCATGTCTGCGTTGTAAGCCGCATCTGCGTCCCGGGTTTCGCCGGGACTATTACCCCGAATCGCTCCCGTCCGCCGCCGCCCAAGCAGCGATTGAAGCAGCCGAAAGAGAGGACCCCTGATGGGGATGAGTCTGAGTGGAGATGTGTTCTGGGGCTTCGACCTCGGATGGAGTGACGACATCGAAGAGGACGAGATGCCGCAATGGTGGCAGAACGACGAGGAGTGGGAGGAGGTCCTCGCGCGTGCCCTCGGCTGGGTCGAAGCACCTCATCCGACATGGCCCGAAGGACTGAATGACTACCGGATAGCCGGAGAAGAGCGCGACCGCATACGAACACAGTTCGAGACGACGCCCGAGTATCAAACGTGGTCGGAGAACCGTAGCCAACTGCACTCTCTGGTCGAGAGCATCGGCGTCGAAATCGACAGCTACGGCTACGAATACGGCGCGAGGGCAGTTCGTGTGAAGGCGTCGGCGCAACGCTGCGATTACAGCGCTAGGCGGCTGACTGACCTTGTTGTCGGTCCTGGGTGGCCAGAGGAGCTGGCGCGGTTCTGTGAGCTGCTGGAGCTTCGGGTACCCGCAGAAGGTCCGGGCTGGCACGTTTGCGCGTCGTGGGGATGAGCCGAATGATCCTGCGTACCTTCCAGCTTCACCGCACAGAGGACGTGAACGGCCTGAGCGGATCCGGTGTCGTGGCTGACGGCGTGGTCTTCCCTGACGGCCGTTGCGCATACCGGTGGCGTACCGGTGTCGCGAAGGTGGCGACAACGGTGACCGCGGACCGGATCGAGGACGTGGAAGCGCTCCACGGGCATGAGGGCCGCACCCGCATCGTGTGGACGGGAGCCGACCATGCCTGAGCCTGCCGCCTGGATCCGGCAGATCGAGGACGCCGCAGAGCGTGGAAGCCGCGGCACCTTCGGCCCCTGCGGCGAACAAGGCTGCGACGCCTGTGATTGGCGCCCGCCGGTCGCACCGACCCCGACAGGCATTGTCGGCGAGGCTATCTCGATGCTGTCCCAGCTCACCCGTGGGGGTGGAAAGTGACTCCCGAGGAAATCGGGGCCGAGGCCATCAATCGGCTGGCGCGCATGCAATTCGAGCACGACGAGCCGAGCCCTGGTGACCGGTATGAGGATTGGGCTCCGCAGTACCGGCGTGAGGCCACCAAGTTCGTGGACGCCCTCGGCGACATGCTGCCGACCGCCATCGAGTGGGGTTATGTCTGCGGCGAATGCGATGTCGAGCAGCCCGGTGTGCCGTGCGTGCGTTCGACCGACGAGGTTGCCATCCGGAAGATGCATTCCGGGTTGCCGATCCTTCGCCGTTACCACCACGACTGGCAGGAGGTGACCGAATGACGCTGGTCTTGCCGGATGGCTGGCCCGATGGCCCGATGGATGAAGTGCTCGGCGAGCTTCTGAAGGCCGCGTTCATCGCCTGCTGCGAGCCCGGCTCATATGTGAACGGGGATCGATCGTATTCCCCGGCTTGCACTCGCTTGGACGGCTGGTTTGATCTGCGCCGCATCGGCGTAGCCATTGCCCCGCACATGCGAGCGCTCATCCCCAGCGCCGAATCCAACGACCAAACCCCTCAAATCTGAACCAGGAGACCCCATGTCCGACCACCCGACTTTGTCGATGCACGAATCCGAGCTCGCCGATTACCACCCCGACACCGCCGCGCCGTCCACCATCAACAACCGTGGCGACCTCGAGCTCGCCTTCGCCCACGCCATGTACGGCAGCCATGTGGACTCCGGCACCCCCATCGGTTTGGAGGTGGTCAACACGATCGGCCGCGAGCTGGTCGCCCCGTACGTCGACGCGTTGCTGCGGACCCCGGGCCTGCACATCACCTACGCGCCGGGACAGCCCTAACCGATTCTGCGGTCCGCGCGGCAACCGGTGAGCGACCGCGCGACCTCTTGTTATCCCTCACTCCGGCAAGGAGATTCGCTGTGTCGACCCAGGCATACCTCACCAGAGATCAAGTCGCGAAGCGGCTCGGACTCGCACCCAAGACACTCGCCAATTGGGCGTCCGAGGGTAAGGGGCCGAAATTCATTCGGTTCGGACGTAAACGCGGGCGCGTCCGATACCCAGCCGAAGAATTCGAAGCGTGGGACAAGACACACACCGAAACCTAACAACACCAAGGGGAATGGATGTCGAGCGAGCGATTGGTGCCGGGCGGCCGGCCGAAGAAGCATCTCCTGGAACCCGTCAAAGGGCCCGACGGCATCTGGCACCTCGACCGGATCCGTCACAGAACCCTCAGTGGTGCATACACGCGAACCAGTGCGAGCGGCCGGACGAAGAAGGAGTGTCTGGCGCAGTGGGAGGACAGGTTCGAGAAGAACCGGCACAAGGGGTCGGTCAGGACCACGCGCTCCGACGTCGCGAGAATACGATTCACCGCCGACGACAAGATGATCGACGTCTTCGAACACTTCATCAAGATGTGTAAGAAGAAGGTCGAGCAAGGAAAGATCAAAGCCCAGACCGTCGACGGATACAGCCGCGCCATATTCCCATGCCATGGCAAGAACTCCTCCGGGGACGCAATAAAACTGGAGAAGGAGCTCGGACACCTGACGGTCGGCGAGGTGGGGGACACGGCGTTCCTGTGTGACTACCTTGACGACATTTACGCACTGAAGAAGGGCACCGCGAGTGTCCACTATCAGATCTTGACGCAGGTCTTTCGGATGCTGACCCGGATAGGGCCGTTCAAATACGATCCGATGGCGCCGGTGTCGAACCCGTACGTCTCCGGTGGGACGCAACGAGCGTTGAAGCCGGCCGAGCGTGACGCCCTGTTCGATCTGTTCTGCACTCGAGCCCCGCACACGAAGTACCGCCGCATCCTGTTCCTGCTGCTGCTGGGCACCGGCATGCGGATCGGCGAAGTGCTGGGCTTGCGCTGGACCGACGTAGACCTCCGCGAGGGGAGCGAGTGCGCCGTGATCCACGTGTGCGGCACCATCGTGCAAGCGGCGTCCGGCGGCAAGGCGCACAGGCAGGACAAGCGCAAGAACAACGGGCAGTTCTACTTCCTGACCCTTCCCCTGTGGCTCACGGTGGAGCTTCGGGAGTGGCGATCCCAGGCCGGCCCGGTCGATGACAGCGACCACGTCTTGGTGACGATGCGCAAACGATTCCTGTCGATTGCCGCGGCCGAGGGATTGTTGAGGCGGATCGTGGGCGGAACATCGATGGACTGGGTGCAACTCAGCAACTTCCGGGATACTGCCGCGACCCACGTCAAGGGAAAGACCGGGGATGCGTCGCGGGCGAGTGCCCAGTTGGGGCATTCGGAGGCGTCTACGATGGCGATCGTCCACTACATCGACAAGGACGGCTACCAGCATCCGGCGGTGGACAATTCGGCTGCTATGGAATCGTTGAAGCCGTCAAAACTGGAGCAGAACTGGAATTTCAGTGCAGCCTAGCGGGATAGCAGGCGGCTGAGCTGGCCCGGGGCCGTGATTACATAGTTCCTGTTGCAGAGTTGATGAATGGCTGTGCGTCCAGGCGTTGAGTACCGGAATCGTGCTGGCATCAAAGGGTTTCGGAGTCGTGAGGATTCCCGGGGCTTCCCTCGGTTTCCTGGGGATTCCTAGGTTCGGGCCCGAAAATTGCAGGATTCCGGCGCGCAAGGTTGGAGCCGGGCGTGGAGTGAGATTCCCGCTGTTTCCCGCACAGATAGGCTCGATCCGACGGCAATCATGGAGTCCTGAGCCGACTTATGAGGGGTCCGCCAGGACGGCTGAGCAGCGCAGCTGTACACCGTGCTCGATGTCCTTCCCGGCGTGTCAGGTTATCGACACGCTGGGAGGGTCGGAGGCCGGGCAATCGGGTAGCAACCGGACGGGGGAGTGGGTTGTCCCGGGAGCGTCATTGCTCCCGCACGCTGTTGTGCCGGACAACCCGATTCGGGTGGTCTACTGCTCGAACCGCGCGCGGTCGGTCACGTACCAGACCTCGACATCGGAGTACACGCCGTGCTCCCCGGCGAACGACCGCGTCCCGTGCTCGTCATCGACGCCGTCACCCGGCCCGAGCTGAGAACTCCACGCCTGCGCCACCGATTCCGGGCGCGCGTACTCGTACTCGGGAACTTGGCCTTTCAGCTGGAACGGTGGCCGGCAGGACCAGCGGATCGGCGGCAGGTCCGGGAAGACGCCATTGATGTACTCCGACACCGCTTCGGACATCCTCGATTCCAGCTCGAGGAAATTGATCTCGGGCAGCGGATCGGGTGCGCCCTCGTGGCGGCCGTCGTCGGACATTCTGCTCATCGGGGCTCCTTGGCGTGATGCTCGCGGATCGCGCTCTCGACGGCCTGCTGTCCGGCTTCCTTGGAATCGGCACGGCCGCGCCCGATCTCGCGAGTCACGAACTCGATGTCGAACTCCTCCGCAGTGTGATTCGCCCACCAGGTGAATCGGCCGCGCCGCCCCATCCGGTAGACGTGTGCGGCGTAGGTTCCGATCGTGAGCGTGCTCGACTCCATAGTGGTCGGCGGAGTATCGAACCACTCCGCTGTGTAGGTGAGCTGCATGTGAATCTCCTTGCCTGAGTGGCTGATAGCCCAACAATACATCTATAGGGATTTATAGTCAACCAGGCGGATGTATAGTCTTCGATGTGATCAGGTACCTAAGCCTCAAGGAGTTCGCCGAACGCGCCGGCCTCGCCTACGGCACCGTCAAGCACTACTGGCACGCGAAGCGTCACCTCATGCCCGAGCCTGACGCCCAGATCGGCGACGAGCCGCCGCATGTGGGGTGGCTGCCGGAGACGGTCGACAACTGGGAGCGGCCCGGTAGGGGCTCGCGAACAGACCTTCGAGGGTGAGGGATTCGATAGACAATAAACCCATGCGGATGTATTGTTGGGTGAGCGCCCTCCGCAACGCTTCTCCAGAACGGACAGCCCATGATCACCGTCACTGACATCCACACCGGCGCACACGCCACCATCAACGTCTACGCCTTCACTGAAACCGTCACCCCCTGGTTCCCCGACGCCCCCGCTGAAGTCCTCGAAGGCATCGCCGACGTGCAGGGACAGCTGAACCGGAACGAGTTCATCGCCAGATCTGCGGTCGACTCCCTCGGCCTCGAGATCGAGGCGTAGTCATGGGCTGTGACATCTACACCTTCGTCGAATGGCGGACACCCGAAGGCGAATGGCAGCAGGTGGACGCCGAGAAGGAGCTGTTCGGCTGGCGCTCCTACAACACATTCGGATGGCTCGCTGACGTCCGGAACTACTCGGCCGTCCCGTTCATCGCCGCGGGTCGCGGACTGCCTGCCGACGTCTCCGACACTGTGCGCGCCGAATATGAGGAGTGGGGGCTCGATGCCCACAGTGCCTCATGGGTGTCTCTGGAGGAGCTGGCGAAGTTCGATTACGACCAGCCGGTTGAAGACCGACGCGTATCCGGGGTGATAAAGGAGGGCATCGCCGCAGGCATCCGGACCGGTGCGTACACTGCCGAGCCTGGCGGCGGCGAGATGACCACCTACCGAGAGTTCCTCGGAACCGGGTTCTTCGATGACATGGCTGTCCTGGCGCGGATCGGCAAGGACGGCCCGACGCGTCTCGTGTTCTGGTTCGACAACTGACCACACCATCTACCGCATCCTGGAGAAGTCGTGAACGACACCCAAACCCGCCCGGCACTCCCTGGTGAGCGCTGCACCTGCGGCAGGCAAGCCACCGAAGTGTTCATCACCGCCGACCATGGCGACGTCGGCTACTGCGGCCGATCGGATGGCGGCCAGAAGGGGCCGTGCGTGTTCTGTGGCGCCCCCCGGCATGTGGGGCGATGCCCTGACTACCGGCTGCGTGCCGACGACGCCGAGGGAGCGAATCCATGACCGCCGATGCCCTGTCCCGGTTGCGTGCCGGACTCGCGGAGGCAGAAGGTGCGGCGAACTTCGCGCTGGAGTTGGAGCGTCCATATCGCGAGATGACAGACCAGACAGCCGAGGTCAGCTACGAATGGGTACGGCACACCCGCCTGAGCAACGGCGGCAGCGGCGCGATGTTCGTCGATGGAGCACCCGCGCCCGAGGACGTCCTACGCACGGTGGAGGCGATACGGAAGGTGATCGACAAGGTGGGGCTGGTGCTTCATTGGCATTCTGACGCCACCGTGCACCTTGCCGCTGAGGATATTTACGAAGCCCTGGCCTCCATCTACCCCGCCGACGAGACGGAAGGAACGAACCCGTGAGTGGAACCGGAACCCGATCAGCGATGGAGGCGATGGAGGAGTGGTTCCGTGCGGCCATGATGCGCGAACACCGTTATGGCGTGCCCCGTACCTACGCCACCACCGAATCCCGGTCGGCGACACCGTAGTGGCGTACCCTTGCACCTGTCCATCAAGCGCAGTATCGCAACTCGCTGCCGAGAGCCGGTCCCGGAATTCCCCCTCCGCGACCGGCTCTCGTCGTTTCCGGGGGCGCGCGGCGACTCGAGATCTCACCGCGGCTCGAGTACCCTCGATCGGGAGTCAGCGCTCACTTCTCCTTTCTCTCTGGGTTGAGTTGGTTCGGGTGTCGCAACTTGTTCCGTGCGCTGACGCTGCCGCAACGCGCTGCGGCAGATGCTGTGGCCGCCGCTCCATCCCCCCGAGCGGCGGCCACAGCAGTGTCAGGCTCGAGATCAACAGCGAAAATGCCTACCCTGCAACGTATGGGCAATCTCGCGAGCGTGGACAACCCTGGGGAGAGATGGCTTCCCGTTGTCGGATTCGAAGATCTCTACGAGGTAAGTGATCGCGGACAGCTGCGAAGCCTCGCCCGGCTCGTGCACAGGCCACATCGCGGTCCCTACATGATCCGATCACGCATCCGGAAGACTGTCGTCAATCACACCGGGCATGTGATGACGACGCTGTTCCGGGAAGGCGACAAGAAGCTCGTCTACGTCCACCGACTTGTACTTGAGGCGTTCGTAGGGCCGCCTCCGGTCGGCCTGGTTGGGTGCCACAACAATGGGTCACCGACAGACAATCGCGTCGAAAACCTAAGGTGGGACACGCTTAAAGCCAACTCGCAAGACATGGTCAAGCATGGCAACTGCCACTCTCTACGCAAGACCCGTTGCCCAGCAGGCCACGAGTACGACCGCGTAGATAAGCACGGATACCGTCAGTGCACCCCGTGCAGGCGAGAGCAGAGCGCCCGATCCAGGGCGAAGCGGCGGCAGGTGACGCCGGTATGACCGACCACCTGAACCCCAACCACATGTTCATCGAGCGGCACGACCTCAAACTGTTGCGCGAACTGCTCCACGGGATCCCTGAACTGGCAATCCAGCTCGGCATAGCCATCACCAAACAGGCGCGCCTCGGCGAAGTCGGACGCTCCCGCAAACCCCGCCGGCCATCCGAACAGCCGCTCCCGTATCACGCCGCCGCCGCGGACATTGCCGCCGAACTGCACAACGCCCTGGTCGGCTGGGTCCGCTTGACTTGTGAGCAGCGGGCCATCGAATATGGCGGCCCCACCGGCACACCAGGATTGGCGCGATGGCTCGAACGCAACGTCTACGCGCTGGCGATGACCGAAGGGTCCGACACCGCTCTCGATGAGCTCCGCGACTGTGTGCGCCGCGCCGAATGGATTGTCTGTCCACCGTCGATGCCGATGGTGATCGATCAGGAAAAGATCGACCGCGCACGCAAGCTACGGTTGAACGCTTCCGGAATCGCCGCGATGGCAAGGGAGCTCGGCGAAGAGTATCGGCATCTGACCAGGCGCAGGGTTCATGTGCTGCGTGAGGCGAAATTGGTCTACCCCGTTCCGGGGCCGTGGCGGTCGGATTGGGTGCTGTTCGTGGTCGGCGACGTACTCGATGCACATCTAGTACTGCCGATTCGCGAACGACATGCCGAAGCCTGCTGACCTCGCACGGACTGTTACGGACGGTCATTTTGCTACGCTAAGCGCGTGGCGCACGTTGTGTCCGCGCCCCGGATGGATGTTCCGGACAATCCCACAAATCCTGGAGCATCCATGCAGAACATCACCATCGGCCGCTACAGCGAAGCCGAGGGCATCGAAAAAGCGTTCGCCGGTTGGATCGAAGGCGTCCGCGACGACGGAACCAGCTGGATCATGTACCTCGATGCCGAGGGCAATCCCGAAACATTCTGGGCGCAGAGGGAATCCGACGGGGCCGTCATCGGCGACGCGATGATCCTCGCCCCTTAGTCTCCGCAGTGCGTTCCCCGCTACTACCAATCGGGCGGTAAGCGCATCCATGATCCCGTTCCTCATCTCGGGTAGATGCTGCTGCGCACTGCGGGTTTCACGCCTTCCCCGCATCCCTCCGGAACGGAAGTCGCCATGGACTCGAACATCATGCTGATGATCACCATGATCGGCGTCATAGTGCTGGTGATACTCAATGTCGAGGAGTCCTGATGGATCTGTGTTCGTGGCTGCATTCCCTGCTGCAGTACCCGGTCGCCAATGTGCCTCGCGTGTATGAGCTTCCGCTCAAAACCTGGCGCTGGTGAGCGATGCGCGGGAACAGCTCGCGAATGCTGGTCTGCCGCGCATCATGCGAGTTCGCATGAATAGTTCGCATGTCCGGGAGCTGCTGGCTGGCGCACTGATCAAGCTGGCGCACCGGATCAACCCGCCCACAGTGACCGAAGTCCACGTCAACGTCCACGATTTCGCCGCGGCGCGCGCCGGCCTCACCAACTGGGAAGCGCAACAGCGCGCCATGCACCAAGCCACCAGGTGGAACTGATGGACGGCTGGGACCAGTGCGAGTGCTTCCATGAGCGTGCCGACCACGGCCGCAGGCGCTGCATGGCTGCCGATTCGTACGGGATCCGCTGCGAATGCGACGGATTCATCTTGGACCGGTCATGCGATGACGACGAGCCCGAAGACCCAAACGACTTCATGCAGCGGCGCAAGGTCGCCCGCCAGGAGGAAATCCTGCACGCGAGCGACTGCACCGACTTCTACGCCGAGGCAACCAGTGATTAAACGCCTGGACGCGTTGATCGTCCGTTTTACCCAGTTTCTGGTTGCACACTCCAAGATCGGCCCAGACTTCGCGAGCTGGGAGCCCTACCCGGCGGGGCTGCAAAACAAGGCCGGGATCAGGAGATGTCGCACAGTTCGGCCTAGTGCGCTGCCCTGCTAAGGCGGTAGGCGGTCACGTCTCGCGGGTTCGAATCCCGCCATCTCCGCGTTCAACCCGTTTCACCCAGCCGAGGAGTAACCCATGCTTGGAACCGTCGTATCCGCTTTGTGGACCATCTTGTCGGCCGACAACTTCGCCGTCCCGCTCTGGATCTTCCACGAGATCACCAGCGTGCTCGGCTCTATCGGCTCCGCGTAGGTCCACCATGTCCAGCCGAAACCCTGAACCCGTCGCCGCCGAGCTCGCCGATCAAATCCCGCTCCTGAAACAGCGTGACGGAACGGTCATGTGGCTCGCCGGCCTCAGTTCGGAAGCCATGCGCCCCCACCGCATCGGACTCGCCGAGGCCATCATCGAATGGCTCCGCGACAACGGGCACATGCCGAAACCCAAATCGGCCAAGTCGAAACGCCGCCCAAGTCCGGACGGGAGGGGCGCGCGCCCTACGGCGGAAGATGTTCCCGCTATGGCACCGCCAATGCGCAACCGGCCCGGCGGTGGCGCTGGTGAAGGCAGGGCGCGCTCATGAGCAAGGAAACGGTGCTCACGGAGCATCTCCTCGAGCACACCGAGCGTGATACCCGCGCCGAGGCCATCGTCCGCATGGTGCAGCGCATGGGTATCGGCGCGAAGGTGAAGACCAACAAGGCAGGCGACACCGTCATCACCATCCCGAAAGTGGGGAAGTGATGAACGCCAACCCCGCCGTGGAGTACGCCGTCTATGACCCGGCGAGCGACGAATACGTCACCGACAGCGGCGGGTCTGTCGCGATATGGTCGACAAAGCGCATGGCTGCCGAAGTCGCCACGAGGTTTCCTGGCAGCGAGGTCCATTCGCGCCTGAACTATGCGATCACGCCATGGGTGAAGCCATGATCCTCGGAACCTCCTACACACCGGAATGCCTCGAATGGTTCCGCAAGCGTCACGAAGCCCGCGCAGCCGCCGAAACCACCGAGGAACTCGGCAAAGTCGGCACTCCGACGATGGTCACGGACGAAGTGCTCGCCCAGGAGAACGCTGCACACGACGCATGGATGCAGCTCGCGAAGCAAGGCGCCCAAGACGTGCATGACTGGATCGGCCGCGAACGCGCAAAGCTCGCCAGCGACAACCCCGAAACCCCACCAGGAGAGGAACTCTCGTGCCCTACACGAACGTAATCGCGACCGCTGCCGCAGCGACTGCGGTCACTGTCTCCCTGCCCGCCGCACCCGGCGCTCAACGCGTCATTCAGGCGGTCATCGTGTCCTGCTCGGGTGCCGCATCCGGCCCGATCACTCTCACCGTCAACGACGCCTCCACGCCCGTCCTGGTCACCGACTTGTCCTTGACGATCGGTGTCCCATACGTGCTGAACCTCCCCGCCGGCGGTCTGGCGATCGGCACCGGCGACGCGTCCACCATCGTCGCGTCGGCCGGTGCTGCCTCGTCGATCCTGAAGGTCGACGTCGGCTACATCGACAACTAAGCCCGAACCCCGCTGTAACCCAACCGATTTAGGAGAACGTCATGTCTGTTGCTCTGCTCGCTTCCGGTCTCGCCGCTGTTCCCGCCCTGCTCGCATCGCTGGCTGCGGCGATCATCGGGTTCCTCTGACCTCACCGAACACTCCTCCAGCCGAGATATGTTCGACATGAATTCAGACCCGCCAGCGAAGAAGATGAGCTTCGCCGAGATGGTCGACCTGGCCCGACGGCACGAAGATCAGATTCATTGCAGCAACTGCATCCGCGACCTCTCGAGACGCGGGTACGCAGACTGGCGCATCTGCCTTCAGGCGCAAGAAGTCCTGCAGCTCTACCCATCTCAAGATCCCGATCCGAATCCGCTGATCAACGGCCCGTACTATTTCTGCGATAGCGGCTGCCTACGCAACTGGGTCGAGAACGAAGGGCCGTGGTGATGTGGCTCCTGAACTTGATCCTCACGTTCGTCGCCCTGTACGAACGCAGCATGGGCCGATGGTGAGCGACAACCAGCAGGCTCCGACTGTCGAGTGGATAGGTAGCGCCGACGGTTGGAGCCGATGCCGGATAGACGATGATCAGCTCATCGCCGAGACCTGGGCATACGGCGACAGCATGACCGGGTCGCACTCCGTGAACTTCGACCTCACTCCGGCGTTCGTGGCAGCGCTTCGCTCTCAGCTCGACATGTGGGAGCAACAGCACTCGATCAAGCCAACAGATGCCTCAGCGCCCACCACGCCCCTGTAGTAGATGCGGTGCACCGGCCACACACAACGGCATGTGCGCTACCCACAGGGCACAGCAGCGCACACGCAGCGACAACAAGCGCGGCACAGCACACCAACGCGGCTACGGCGTA